TTGGGGATATATTGATGGAACTCGTCACCACTTAGGCTTTGCTAAGTCTCAGGGTATGAGCTCTGCTAACAAGTTCCCTGGTTATGAGATTTGGATGAAAGATCGTTGCGATGTATTCATTGAGGATTTGTCTCGCACAGTTCTTATTGAGGAAATCCCACAGTTCTAATAACCTCTCTAGAGATAGCATCTCTAGACAATTCCTACCGAGAAGAGCCCTCCTCCCTACCTCCCACCTTTGGAGGGCTCTCCTCAAACTACAGATGGATGGATTGATGCAAGTGCACAATCGCATACCCTTCGATGGGAGCCATCTGCAAATTAAAACCAAGTTAAAATAAACTACATATGGGTAAGACAGGAAAAATCTCCACTATTAAGAAGGAGTATAATAGCTCACAGTTGCAGACAATGCAAAGCGGTTTGGCTCAAAAAGGTCTAACAAGAATCCCTGGTACAGGCGTATTCAAGTATCCTTACAAAGAACTTGATGGTCAGTATAGAACAGGATTAGATCCACAAGCTGCGTACATCAGAAGAATTGGTGATTCCACTGAAAGAGAAATTGAGGTGGAACGTGTAACAGCTCTTCGTGACAAGCTTCAGAATGCCCTTGGGGGTATTGATCTTGGACCACGTTCTAAGTTCTGGAACTACGGACTCTCAACTTCTACAGATGATGTATTGCATGTGCAGCCTGTAAAACTTGTAGATGGTGATAATTATTTCGATCTTTCTGTTCCTCTACAGGAACTAGCTTTTGCCTGGTTACGTGTTCACCCAACTATCGCAAGCTCTTATCAAGCTTGGGAGCGTGGTGAGTTTCCAGCAGATACACAGTTCTATGTAGCTGATGAGGATATTGAAAACGCAGTGATGTTTAAGAAGAAACAACTTATCAATAAAGCTATTGTTAAGTTTGATTCTATGACTCCTGAGAAGAAAAGAAAGGTTGCTCGTTTACTAGGTTTACCAGTTACAGAGGATACGAAAGAAGAATCTGTATACAACCAAGTGGACAATCTCCTCAAACAAACAGAATTCAAGAATGGTAAATACCAGGGTTTGAATCCAGTTGAGATATTTGGAAGATTTGCAGACATGAAGGAAAACTTACTCCATATTAAAGACTTAGTTAAGCAAGCTCTATCACATTCCGTTTACAGGGTTAAACCTAATGGAAGGATATATGAAGGTGAATACGAAGTGGCAATTGATGAAGAGGAATTGGTAAAGTTCCTTGCAGATGAGGATAATCAAGATGAACTACTCACCCTAGAACAAAAATTAAAAAGTAAAAAATTAGCTTCTGTATGATACCTGTAGATAGTTTGTTGTACAAGATAGATCAGAAACTAAATAAGCTATCAACCAACGAACATCAGCAGATAGTACTAGAAGATAAGATCTTGGCTTTGAATGAAGCTCAGATTAAATTAATAAAGCAAAAGGTTGATGGTATAAGTACTGTTTCTGGTTTAGGATTGGATGCCTTTAAGAAAAGGTATGAAGATCTCCAGAGCTTGGTCGAATCTTATAATCATCAACCTCTTGATCTCACCCTACTGAATGAAGAGGTTCACCAATATGCAGCACCACTGCATATATTGGCTCCTAAGTATATGTTCTATTTAGATAGCTACATATTGGCTGATAAAGGAAGATGTAAGGATAGGGTGATATGGGTGAATAGAGATTTGGCAAAACATGGTGATTTGCAATTCATTTTGAATAACGATCATTATAAGCCATCTTTCGAATACCAAGAAACATTCAACTTCTTATCATCTGATCAGATAAGCATCTTCACAGATGGTACGTTCACACCAACTAAAATTTACATAATGTACATGAGGTATCCTCAGTACATTAACAAAGAGGGATACATCATGCTTGATGGTCTACCATCATTCAATCAAGACTGTGAGCTTGAAACATATCTAGAGGATGAACTTCTAGACTTGACAGTTCAAAACCTTGCAATGTACACCGAAAACCAGTCTGCTGTCCAGAGTTCAATCTACAGGATACAGACAAACGAATAAGTTTTTTAATCATTAAAATAGCACAAAATGGCTGATTTTTCATTAACTACGCTCTTCGTAGTTCCAGTAGGAAACACTCTACCTAGCTCTGGTTCTACGCAAGACTTGACCGCAGGTCAATTTGGTATCTTTAGAAGCGATTACAGTGTTGCAAACGCTGGTAATATTGCTGCTAAACCATACTTCTATTTAGCTCAAGGTAGAACAAACACATATCTTCAAGGTTCAAAGCGTTCTGATAAGATCGCTGGTTGTATTGATGGTACTTGTAAATCTAACGTTACTGAGTGGTACAAGGTAAGTGGTTGTCCTCTTCCTGCTACTCAAGTAACAGATGTATCTGGTTGGAATGTACAGTGTGGTGATATCGTAACACTTACACTTCGTGCACACTCTTCTTACCTAGATACTTTGTATTTCAATGGTTTCACTCGCTCTGTAACAGTTCAAGCTCCTTGTTGTGAGTGTGGTGGTGACCCTTGTGTTAATGTTGATGTACCTGCATTGATTGATCAGTTCATCTATCAATTGACTCTTCAGGCTCCTGGTAACAACCCAGACAACATCAACTTCAACGATTTCTATCAATTCCAAAGAATTGGTAACGATGCAAACGCTATTCTCCGTATTTCTGGTAAGCCTCTTACCAAGTATGGTCAGCCTTGTGATGTTGCTGCATTCCCTTGGGAGTATGACAGAATGTGGTTCCGTACTTTCGTGTACAGTGGACCAGCTACTACTGCTGACTTCATCGTAGCAGATGCTTGTAACATTGTTGCTGATGCTCAAGTTGTTCAGCGTGCTTCTTATCCTTCAGGTACTTCTGATGAGATTAAGCAGCTCGAGAAGAACTTCTATAGCTATCAAGCAGGTTACTTGAAGCATCTTTACAGAATGGTAGGTTACAACGAGAACTTTGAGTCTTGGGTTTCTGATGGTACCACCTATGATACCTACTACATCAAGTTCAACGAATATGACAAATCTGCTTATTCTTGGGGTGACTACATCAAAGAAGACAGCATGGTGATCATTGCTGCTCCTCAAGCTTTGAGTGCTGCAATTCAAGCTGTTCTTGAAGCTGGTCTTGGTTCTGTTGCTGATGATAATGCTTGTGTAAGCACTACATCTACAACTACCACTGTATGGCCTACAACTTCAAGCACTACCACTCTTATTCCTTAATAAGCGGTAGAAACAATATCATATAACCTAAGCCAGAGGGTGAGAGGATCTTCTCAAATCCTCTGGCTTATTTATTTAGAAGAACATGGCAGACTTGAAATTAGATTTTTTAGTAATTCCTACATACAATGTACAAACGTTGGGTATTGCTGATGCATCAACTTACCCACCAGCTCCTCCTGTTAGTGCTCCTACAATAGAGATAGATGTTCCAGGATTTGGTTTAGTCAGCCTTCCGTTTAACATAAATGATTTCAACATTTACACTTCTGCTTCATTAGGAATCACTGCAGTGGGTGATCCATTGCTACCAATTCCTGATGGGGTTTATTATATTAAATATTCTGTTGCTCCTGCATATCAGAACTTTGTACAGAAAACAATCATGCGTGTTGATCAACTTCAAGAGAAGTTTGACAGTGCGTTTATGAAGCTCGATATGATGGAATGTGATGCAGCTATTAGAAAACAACAGATGGTGGATCTAAACAGCATCTATTATTTCATACAAGGATCTATTGCTGCTGCAAACAACTGTGCTGTTGATACAGCCAATAAGCTGTACAATCAAGCAAATAAGATGTTAAACCAATTCATAGCAAATAGATGTAATTGCTATGGTAACAATTATGTAAACAATTTCTATTAATATGGCAAACTGTAGAAACTGCGGTGTTAAGGTGGGATGTGGCTGTCAGTTGATAAACGGATTATGCTCAGCCTGTAACAACGCTATTAAACAAGCTAATAAAAGAATAAAGAATGTTATATCCAAGGCTTACAAATTGCGTTGATTGTTCTAGCATACCTGTACTACTTGCAGACATTGATTGCAAGCTTACAGAGTTGGCTAATAACGAATATAACAATATTGTGTTTCAATTAAACTGGCCTGTTCCAGGAACAGTGATTTGGGATCTTCTGAACTACAAGAGAATACTCACTTACAAGTATTGTAGCCCAGAATATGCTGCATCATATTCCGTGGAAAGAATAGCTAGTAGAGTTAAAATATTAATCAATAAATAAATTATACAAATGTCTTGTTCAAACTGTTACAATGGATGTACTGAGATTGTCTCAGATAAATGTGTGAGATACACAGGATTAGATGTTCCTGCACTAGGGATACAAAACGGAGATTCTCTCAACTTTGTAGAGGCATCTTTGATTGAGTTTCTTACATCCACTTTAAATGGTGTAGGAATTAAACCTATTGTTGATCCTCTAATCATCTGCAACCTCGTTCAACAATATCTTCCTGAGTGTGGTGAGTTTACATTAAATGACTACATTACAGCTCTCATCAGAGCTGCTTGTGATCTACAGGTGCAGGTTGACGCTATAGCTGCTGATCTACTTGTATTAAATGCTGATTATGATGTAGACTGTTTAACAGGCGTTATATCTTCTTCAGACACACACGCTGTTCTTCAGGCTGTTATTACAAAGCTCTGTGACATAGATGTAGACCTTGCAGCTCTTGCTCTAGATGTTGATACCAACTATGTAAAGCTTGCAGACCTTAACAGTTTGATTGCTGCTTACATTGCTAGTACAACTGTATCTAGCACTAAGAATTTTACTAAAATGGTTCCTTATACAGTGGTTGAATATTATGGATCACTCACAGGAAACTTTGATGTAACAGGTGCTGGTATTGTTGGAACTGACTGGGAAAAAATCTACCTCTGTAATGGATTAAATGGCACTCCTGATAAGCGTGGTAGAGTGGGTGTTGGTGCTATTGTTGGTGTAGGTGGTGGAGCTATGAATCCAGTGGTGGATCCAGCAACTCCTACAAACCCCAACTATGCTCTTAACACCACAGCTGGTGCAAACACTGTAACCCTTAACACTTCTCAAATACCTTCACACACGCACGTAGCTAGTGTGACAGATCCTGGACATGATCACTTTGTTTTAGCAAATGACAACGCTGCAGCAATACCTTTTACAGCTGGCCCAACTTCTACAGCACCTGTTTCTTCTTATGTAGACCTATCTGGAAACTTTAGCTATAGAACAGGAACAAGTGCTTTAACAGCTGCAACAGTTGGTTTATCTAGTACTGACACTACAGGAATTAGTGTTACTAATGCTACTGCTGGTAGTGGTGGTGCACACAGCAACATTCAGCCTGTTCTTGCTTGCTACTACATAATGTACATTCCTTAACAAATAAACTCTAAATAAATGGCATGTGTTCCAGGTTCACCATGTAATCCATTGGTTGTCAACACTGTATATCCAAAAAAGTGTAACAACGGATGGTTTGCTGGCTATCCAATATCAACAAATCTAATCTGTTACAATGGTCCTACACTACCTAATTCAGGAGTGGAAACTGGTGACGATTTGAATGTTGTTCTAGAAAAGCTCGATAATGAGCTAGATCCTCTTATTTTAGCTCAAACCTTATTACAAACAATTGCAACAAATGTTTCTCTCCTTACAGCTTTCTGTGAGATTGCAAACGGTTGTCTAGCTTATACAACAACCACCACAACCACTGTTGCTCCATAAATTATCAAAAACCCTGTTTTGTTGGTTTTACAGGGTATCTCCTGGGGTTTTTACCCTGGGAGTTTTTGTTTAAATTATAACCAAGTTGGTTATTACAGATAATCTATTTGGTTAAATAAATTTGGAGAATTTCAAAAATTGTTCGTACCTTTACTGTAATTTTAACTAAAATCTAGTCCAATGGTAGGAAACCAGCATCTCTTAGAACAGTTGCAACAAATGCTAAACTGGAAGAAAGGTAAGAAGTTTTACGCAGAGAAATTAGGAATTACAGAAGATGAGGTGGATGCGTTATTAAAGGAAATTAGAAAAAGTGAGGTGGTGAGGAATGAGGCAGAAGTTTCACATTACATCGATCAGCTTGAAGAAGCTGTTGTAAGGTTTGAAGAAGATTTAATTAAGGGCACAGGTGAGATAGTGTTCAATAGCCCAGAAGAGATTCGTTCTCTGGAGGATCTCATTGAAAAGTGTAAGATTGACACAAACAAATGGGAAATAACTAAATACGTCCAGAACTACTGGGGTAATGGTGAAAACCCACATTGGCAAGTGAAAGCTTGGCTTGGTAAGAAAACTGATGGTCAAGTGTTTCAAAATGCTTTTGTAGATTTCTTAAATGAATACAAACCATGTTCTCCAGACATTGTTGCTCCTAAATATAATGCTGGAAAAGACAACGCATGTCTTGTGATTAACAAGCAAGACTCACACCTTAACAAGTATGACGTTTATGGTGATAACAACATAAACAATAGATTTGGTGGCATCCTTGAGAAGGTGGAAATAATTTTGAACCAAGCTACTCTGTCAAATAATCTCGATAAGGTAATTTACATCATTGGATCGGATGAGTTCAATAGTGAGTTTACAAACACCACAACAAAAGGAACTCCACAAACTAACATCCTACCGTATCATGAATCCTTCCAAAGGATCTGTGAATATGAAGTTCAAATGATCTCTCTCCTCTTACAAAACGCATCTGAAATAGATGTTGTATATGTAGCAGGAAATCACGATGAGTATGTAGGATGGCACCTAATAACATGGTTGCAAACCTACTTCAGAAACACTGATAGACTAACCTTTGATTGTTCTCCTAGATATAGAAAATACATAAGCTTTGGAGAAAGTGCGTTGATGTTCAACCATGGAGATGCATTAAAGCCAGCAAAACTAGCTGCCATCTTCCCAATGGAATTTAGAGATGAATGGTCCTATCACAACAACTTCTACATATTCACAGGAGACAAACATCATGAGTTAAGTCAGGATTTTAATGGAATCAAGTTTTACCAAATTCCAGCTTTCTCTAGTGCTAAGAGTTCATGGGATGAAAAGAATGGATACACGTGTGCGAAGGCTGAAGTGACTGCATTTCTTATAGAAGAAGAGAACGGAATGACAAACATATTCAAACAATATTTATAATGTCAACATTAAGAAAATTAGTTTCAGATGTACGCTCAATGCATAAGTTGTTGTCAACAGACACACTTATCACTGACAGAGCTATTGCATCTGAAGTTAAGAACAATGCTCTTTTATTGATTAAGAGAGAAACAAATCTCAGAAAGCTTTGGGCTACTGACACCTTGTTTACCACCATTCCTTGTTTAGAGATGGTGGAGGTTCCTATTTCTGAATGTTGTGACTTTGCAGATCCTTGTACTGTCTCAAGGAGCAAGTACAAACTCCCTCGTATAGCAGAAGGTAACTATCAATACATCATTCAAGGTGTATATTCTATCAATGCTATGAGTGGAAGAGGAACCAAGTTTAAGGAAATCACAGTGAACAGATATGTTAACTTGATTAAGCTTCCAATTATAAAAAGAGAAACTTACTACTGGATAATGAATGGATATCTATACGTTAGCAATCCACTTCTTCAGACAGTGAGGATCTCTGCTCTTTTCGAGGAAGATGTTCCTAATGAGATAATGTTTCCAGAATGTGATTGTGGAAAAGAATATACAAATGAAGAATGGTGCAAGAATCCATTGGATAAACCATATGCTGTACCTGGGTACTTAGAGAAGCAAGTTCTAGAACTCACTTCACAAAAATTGTTAGCAACATATTTCAGAATTAAAACAGATATGACCCAGGATGGCGTAGATGGTCAAGCACCAAATGCTAAACCAACTAGCTAATGAGAGTAAAAATAGACTGGAGAAGTTCAAGTAGAGAAAACTACAACAACTTCTGTAAGAAGCATCCTGAGATGAAGATATCATTTGATGAGTGGAAAAACATTGTTTACACTTTCAACGAGTCTTTCAAGAATTACATATTAGAAACTGGAGAGCGAGCAAAGCTCCCTTTTGGATTTGGTGAGTTTTCTATCAACAAGAAGAAAAGAAAAAAGATGAAGGATGTTGATGGAAAAGAGTTTGTCAATCTTCCTATAGATTGGCAAAGAACCAAAGAGAAGGGAAAGGTGATATACAACTTCAACTATCATACAGAAGGTTACTTCTTTGGATGGGTGTGGTTTAAAGAAACAGCTAGGCTCAAGCATACAGATCTTTGGTACTTCAAACCATCAAGGACCACCTCCAGACTTCTATCCCACTACATAAAAACCAACGACAAATATCAACATATTTATCGTGAATGGAAAAAATAATATAGATGTCAAATTACTATAAGTATAACTTTATCAGCCCTGAACCAGTTTATTCCACTGTTAAGGAGGAACTTAAATCCTACTTCGATACAGGAGCAATAGATGACTTGATGTTCCCCACCTATCTAGACAAATGTCTTAGAAAGTTGGGAAGAGCAACTTATGTAATTAGCGAGCAAATCTTGTACATTGAAGACTTTGAAGCTAGGCTTCCAGATAACTTCTTTGCTGCAAGAGAAGCGTGGATGTGTACAGAGATTCCTCAAGATCCTTACAGAACACCAAACTCTTTTTATTCTCAAGCAGCAGACCAAACCACTATTCAGGTGAGTCCTGTTATTTCTGGAGGTCAGCCTTGTACCAATTTAAATTGTACAACAGGATGCCCTGAATGTATGCCTGAACTCATACAAGCTGTATATAAGACTAATCAACAAATGACAAGATCTTTCCAAAGATCATATTTGTTGAAACCAGGAACAATATCTGCACAAGGTAATTGTGACGTTAGTTATACAGATGCTTGGGAGTTCGTGAGTGCTCCTGCACCATTACATGAATTCACTCCTGGATCTGCAGGATATGATTCATTTGACATCAGAGGTAACAAGTTTGTTACCAACTTCAGAAATGGTGTTGTACATCTCATATTCTATTCTACAGCATACGATGGTGTTGGTAATCAAATGATTCCAGATAACTATCGTATCAGAGAGTATGTAGAAGCATTCATAAAATATAAAGTTTTTGAAACTCTAGCAAATCAAATAAACGATGAAACGTTTGATCAAATTCAAAAGAAGTTAGGTTACTATAAGAACCTCTCTGACGAAGCTTTCATAATGGCAGACATTGAGATTAAGAAACAAGATGCCTGGACTAAGCAACGCAGAATTAAGAATGACCTTAACAGGTTTAATATGTATGAACTTCCAAACAGAGTAGGTAGATATGGCTGGAGAAGGAACAACTAATATAATTCAGGAGAGAAACGCTGCTCAAACGGGTTTGAACCTTGATAGGTCTGTCAATCAGATTCCTAAAGGTCAGCTCACTTATGCATTGAATGCAGCTGTAGAAAACTTTGACTCTAACTCTGTTAACTATCAGAATGAGCCAGGTAATGAGCTATGTCTAAACTTTCCTGAAGACTATCATCTCATAGGCACCCACTTCATCAATGAACAAAGCAAGCATATATTCTTCCTCACTAACCCTTCTACAGGAGATAGTGAGATTGGTTATATGGATAACAATGACTGTGTCTATCGCAAATACATAGGTGGTAAATGTCTCAACTTTAATATTGACTATCCAATACATAAAGCTGTACACAAGATTACAAACTGTACAACAGAAGTGTATTGGACAGATGGTTTGAATCCACGTAGATTCCTTGACCTAAACAACCTTCCTTACATCACTTCTCCAGGACTTACAGGTTGTGATCCTATTGTTACACCTGAAATTGATTGTAACAAGCTCAAGGTGCAACCAAACTTTGAGATTCCTCAAATAAGTATTGCTGGTGTAAACAATACAGGAAACCTGACAGCAGGCACCTATCAGTTTGCTATTCAATATGGTGATGCTTCAGGAGATCCTTATACATCTTATTATTCAGTGACTAACCCCACTGCTATAGGAAATGTAGAAATCACCACTCCTGATTTTAACTATCCTGTAGGACAGGCTATTGAATTATTAATTAGTAATCTAGACACCACTGGATATTTCCAGTATTTCAATCTAGCTGTAATAAAGACAGTTAATGCAATCTCCTCAGTGGAGCTTGTTGGAACATATTTCATTGATCAGGCTTCCAGAAGCATAACTTACACTGGTCAGAATCAAACTCAAATAAGACTCACTCTCAACGATGTGTTTGAGAAGTTTCCTTATTATGATATTGCTCAAGACCTTACATCTGTTCAGGATGTATTAGTTTGGGACAATCTTACATCAATAGATAGAGTTAATTATCAAAGGATAGCTAACGGTATAACATTAAACTGGCAGACTTATAAGCTTCCTGCAGATGAGAATTATGCAGATGGTGCAAACTCTGCTAATCTAAGAGGCTACCTTCGTGACGAAGTGTATGCTTTTGAGATAGTGTTTTTATTAGGAAACGGTAAACAAACTGATGGTTTTCATATTCCTGGTAGAGCTAAGAACTTTACAGAACTTTCTCAACCAGATGTTCCTAACACCAATCCTGACTTTGTTGGGGATGGTACAAGTGCTCCTTATTGGAAGATATATAACACAGCTTCTGTATCAGGAGTTGGTGCAGGAGAACCAATTGGTAACGCAACACCATATCAGTATGGTGAGTTTGCATATTGGGAATCAACAGAAACCTATCCTTGTGATGAGGAAGTGTGGGGAGATTTAGCCAACCAACCAATTAGACACCATAAATTTCCTGATGTATTAGTTAGTCCAATATTTGAAAGTGGTACACCTACGATTGAATATGATGGAACATACAGTGGATTAAAGATTGAAAACAGAGCAACGTTCCCAATAGGTGTTAGATTTGATGCTAACCAAATAAAACAATTAATCGAGTTCTCTAATCTTACAGAGGAAGAAAAGAACAACATTGTTGGATTCAAGATTGTAAGAGGAAACAGAAATACAAATAAGTCTGTTGTAGCAAAAGGTATATTGAGAAATGTTGGTGAGTATGAAAGAGAAGGAACTTCCTACTACTTCCCTAACTATCCATACAATGACCTTAGAGTTGACCCATTTCTTTTACAAGAGAACAATGCATACGATTCTGTATGTAGAGAATACAAGGTGACTGTAACTAATCCAGCTGGTACAGATATTATATACTTTGATTGTGATAATAATGAACAACAAACATTAAACGTACCTTCTCCACAAGTTGTTAATGTATGTTCTACAGCTTTTCCAACCCTTACTCTCCCTGCAGATGGTACAGTGGAGGTAACAAATTATGGTGTTTGGAGACTTTGTTCTAAATGGAAGTATCAACTAATTACTGGTGGACTTTTCACTGGAAACAGATTTTCCTATCTTCCTCCAAACCAAAAGGATGAAGTAACAGTGTACATAGAAGCTCCATTCCTTGGTCAAGATTGTATAGTTGTAAATTCTGTTACAAGACCTGTATTTGTTAGTGGTAATGGTAATTTTACAATCACACTATTGAGTGAGGTGAATGGAGGAACAAAAAATTGTACATTTAGTGCTGACAACTTAGATGCATTTAATAACACTAATTCTCCATACAGATATGTATTCAACTCACCAGACACATCGTTTGGTAATCCTTTCTTAGGAAATGTTCTTAAGCTTGAGAATGCAATATATGGAAAAGGTGATGCACATTTTGTACAAGTTAAAAATAATGCAAACTATAAATTAATTAGTGCAGAAGCTCAACAGGATGCTTTAACTGCAAGTGAAAAGGTTGCTAAAATTACAACTCCTTTTGATATGACAGCAATGTTTGCTGCATATCAAGCTTATTTGACTATTTATATCAATGGTATAACTAGAAAGAACTACGCCAAGTCTTACAACTCAATAGCAGGATATGACTATTCTATTGCTATTGATAACAACTTGGGTGTTAAACAAAGACAAATTGATGTAGCTCAATACTTGATTCCTGGTGTTCAGAATGTTGGAGACAATCTAAACATTAACAACTTTAACAGAGAATCCTCTGTATACGTTAAGACAATAGACACTAGGGATGGCAATTCTGTATCAAGTCTACCCTATCCTGATAGAACACCAAATGCATTGATAGGAGGAGTCACTCCTGTTATTCAGGACAAATCAAGGTATACACTATCTGAAATAGGAAACTGTATAGATCCAGAAAAACAGTTTGAGATATCCACTATAACTTATTATGGATCAATTAAAAACATATTTGACAACCAATGGGGTCAGATTTATTCTTATGAAACAATTGACACTGGTTGTCAGGTGATGTTTAATTCTCCAAACTCTGCAATTGTTACAGCTTTTGGAGGAGATACATTTATTAATAAGTTTTCTTTCAAAACAAAACTTCCATTCTTTATAGACAACAGGGTGGGTGCTCCTGATGATAGTGATATATTCTATGATGAGATTGGTAATGTAGCCTATCCAAAATACTGGCATTCAGGCAGATCAATTCTTTCAAACTACATCATTAATAAGGATACACCTAATGAAGTTGAATTAACAAACATTATATCAATCAAAGCTCACAACTTTGATTGTCCTAATTCACAAGCTGTAGATAACCCAGGAAGAACTTTTTATGATGGAAGTTTCTATCTGTTTGCTTATGGCGTTCCTACATTCTATTGTGAATCAAATGTTAACGTAGATTTACGTCAAGCATTTAACAATAGAGAGGGTGATTTCTTCCCACACGTGAGCACAGGTATTCCTGATCAGTGGCTACAAGAAAGTAATGTTCCTATTGCATTTGACAACACATATTATTACAACCCAACATATTCTAAACAGAATACAGAAAATGTGTTTACACATCTTCCTGTAAACTGGGACAACAACCAATGTTATACAAACTTCCCATTCAGAGCTATTTATTCTGATAGACAACAGAGCTTTGTTGATAATGAAGTGAACAATTGGTTGATTTACAGACCTATAAGCTTCTTTGATTTTCCACAAAACTTTGGAAATCTTACAAGCTTGGATGGTATTCAGAACAGAGCAGTTCTTGCTAGATTTGAGAACAAGTCATTGTTATACAACACAATGTTAACAATTGACACAAGCAATCCTCAAGCAGCTTATGTAGGAAATGATACATTGTTCAGAAGCGCACCTCCAATAGACTTTGCAGAAACAGACTTGGGATATGTAGGAAGCCAGAACAAGATGCTTCTAAAAATACCACAAGGACAAGTCACCGTTGATGCTAAGAGAGGTCAGGTGTTCCTAATCACTGGTAACAGAGCTATGGATTTGTCAGGCTTTGGTTCAGGATTGAACAGGTTCTTTACAGATCATTTAGCATTTGAAATACTTAGATATTTTCCTAATGTTCCTACAGATAACCATTTCAATGCTATAGGTTTACATGGCGTGTATGACAGCAAGTTTGATAGAGTGATTATCACCAAGCTTGACTATATTCCTTTAAGAAATGACATTAAGTATGATGCTGTAGCTAATGAGTTTTATATTGAGAATGTATTTCCTCAAAACCCTGCTACAACTACTACCACTACAACTCTTCCTCCAACATGTTTCTGTTATGAAGTTGTTATAACTTCTGATGGAGGTGGAGAATCTTTCTCAGGAGGAATTGTATATAACGATTGTGACACTGGTGAAATGATATACAGGACATTCTTAAATCCTGGAACATATTATCAGTGTGCTGTAGAAGGAACTGTGCATTTTTCTTTTGGTGATGGTTCTATAACATTAACTGGAACTTGTGAAGGTTGTGGTGGTACAACAACTACAACTAGTAGTACAACTAGTACAACAACTACAACTTATCCAATAATCACTCGTACTGTTGTTGATTTGACAGATGTTAACTATTTCTGTAACAAGTCTTGGTCACTATCATTCAACTTCAATACAATGAGTTGGATAAGTTTCCATAGCTACATTCCTAACTTCTACATAGCTGAAAACAACTTCTTCTATTCTGGATTGAATGGTAGCTGTGACATAGAAGCACTTGCTGCTGAGATTGTTCCTACCACTACAACAACTAGTACAACTACAATAGCACCACCTACAACCACTACAACAACTACAGTTCCTCCTCCTGATTGTGCTCTAGCAGGAACATTGCAGTTGTTAATTTGTGAACTAGCTGGTACAGCAGAACGTATTAGTCCTTTAGATTGTGATTTAGCAGGAACAGCTGAAAAAATATATCCAACAACTACAACCACCACAACTGTTCCTCCACTTGATTGTGAATTGGCTGGTACTGCTGAGAGAATAGAACCTGAACCAACTACAACAACCACAACCACAACTCTACCTCCTGAGTTCTTTTTCTTAGCATTCACTGCTGAAGGAACTGATCAAAGATGTTCTGATTTAGGTGAAGGATGCACAAGTTGTGGCCCTTATTATGGAGCAAATGGATCAACTCTATCTGAAGGACTTGCTTTATACCAAGATGAAGCATTAACAATTCCTGCAGTGAATGGTTACTACAATGATTGTTGTAACTATTGGATTTGTATAGATGGTGTTCTTGGTAGCGGAGGTACATGTGATTGTTATTTTGAAGGAACTGCTGAGAAGATAGAACCTACAACAACAACCACTACTACCACTGTTCTTGATTGTGACTTAGCTGGTAGTGCTGAACAAACTAATCCTCCACCCCCTCCTCCTACACCTTAATAACATTTTTAATATATAAAATAAAAAAATATGGCACAAACAGTATTAATAACACTAACCACCGCAGGAACTGATACAGGACCTTTTGATCTGTATTCTGATGCTGATAGTTATGTTACACCATTTGAAAATGATGTACCAAAAGCATCATTAGTTTCAGGATACACATCAAACTTAGTTCCTGATCTTGCTACAATTATTAGAGTGCAATCTGATAGTCTTTGTACCAATTACATTGATCTAACTATTGTTACCACCACCACTACAACAACAACAGCAGCACCTGTGTATGCATTCTCAGGATCTGGATATAGCAACATCAATGAAAATGATGCTTGTTCTGATGCAATTGCAAATAACAGAACACTCACTTCTGATTGTGCAGTGATTGCTCCAGGTTGTGTAATCTTTACAAATCCTTTGGGAACTAATCCACTTCTTGGCAACTCCTTTGTACTAATAGGTGGTCAAGGAAACTTTGATTTAGATCCTCTAACTGGTGTTGTATTAGGTGCTTCAGCAATTCAATGTTAATAATAAATGGCTAAAACAATTGTCATAAGGCTAACTAAGTCTGGCAGCAGAACAAGTACATTCTCCATTTCTGATGATTTGGGGAATGTGCTTGCATCTGATGTTCCAAAAGAACAACTCATCACTGGGCTAGCTCTCAGTGTTGCAGATTCTGTGAAGGTGGTTATATTGTCTTCTACAGGAATAAACTGTTGTAACAAGCAATGGAACATTCCTGTAACAACAATCACCACACCAGAACTTGCTGCTATTAACTATCAAGAAGTTAATACAGCATCTATTTGGACACATCTGAAGAACCCTGTGATATACAATACATTCTATGGCTGTATCAACCCATACATCATAGAATATCCTTTTGCATATCAATACTATGATGAGATTCTTCAGAATGTAAAAGACTACACAAAAGCCTACAAGTATCTACCTAGTGAGTTTGGTGTGTTTGATGACAGCAGAAAGGTGGAGACAGACAATCATTATTTCAACAAAGCTATTCTATATAACGGTCAGCAGTGTTCTGGTGTATTGGAGCTTGTTCCAAAACCAATGAACAATCTAAAGGAATACATGAAGTATCCTGTGTACAATGCTGAGAGTAAGACAATTACATTCACCAAGAGTGATAACTTCTATCAGTATAATACATTCTGGTCGTTAGTTAAAAATAAATCTATACCTTTGTTTACAGCTAGCTGTGAATCAATGTCAATAGACAAGATTGTAAACCAGTCTAATATGGACTACGGAAAGAGATCCTTTAAGAAGGAGCCTCTAAGAGCAAAAGAACTGAAGGTGAGACATATTCTAGACAACAAGTCTGACGCACATTTAGTAAGTCAGTTTATCTTTACACCTGCTCAAATCTCTTACAAATAATGGCAAAGAAGAAACTTACATCCAAGAAAGCTAAGAATGGCATTGAAGGAACAATGGGTGGATTGACAGACATTGGATTCAATTACAATGGTGCATGGGGTGGAACAATGCAAGATGGTGGATTAACATTTCTTGAACCTACAAGTAGAAAGTTACCAAAAGGATATGTTATTCCATATAACACTCCTAGTACAGAGTTAGCAATGTCTATAGGTGGAGTGGGTAATGAACCAGCTTATTTGATTCCTTCATTTAAGTATGGTAGACTTTTAGAAGATCCTATATCTGAGTTTAGAAAAACAGGAGAACATCTTGGTGGTCCATTTAAAACATATCAAGAAGCTGATGAATGGGAAAGAACAGTGAGACATCCTTATGTTGAGAAAGGTCAGTCTATTCCTACACCTCTTAAAAGATGGGGAAAAGACTTTGCAATGGGAGGATCTCTTCCTGGTGCTGTAGGATTCACGTACGCACGTGTAGCAGGAGCTGCTCCTGACAATGGTCCATATGCTAAGAAGACAAAGGCTAGTGCACAAGATGGTACATATGTAAAGAAACCAAGAACAGATATGCTCACAATGGATGAGTATAGATTACAACAAGCCCTTGCAAATCAGCCACAAGTTGCACCATCTTCTAAACCTATAGATATAGAAGAGCGTAATAGAAAGAATAAAGCTTATGCTCAGAAGTATGGTAGAAAATATAATGAACGTACAGGAGCTGTAGAACCATTAGTTTCTCCTAGCACAGAGAGAACAATGAACAGGGTTATGGAGAATATAGTAGCTCCATCACTTCTTACTGCAGATGTAATGTTGGCAGCACCAATAGCTTCTTCTGCTGTAAAAAGTTTAGGTAAAAGTGCGTTAACTAAAATTGGTAAGAAAGCAGTTACATCTCCAAATAAAGGAATACTAGGAGCCCCTCCTAATGAAATAAGAGTGTCTGAATCTATATTTGGAATGACTCCAGAGCAATTTGCTGAATACAATGCAAGTGAACGACTACCAGATGTTGATCCAACAGTACGTATTGGAAGTATTAGAGAGTTTGAAAGAGCTATAGAGGATTGGGGATCTAGAAGCAATATATCAGGGGGTGATCTTCCTTCTAGATATATTGAAAGATTTCAAGACATAGGAAGTAGATACAATATAAATCTTTCAAATTTTGATATTGAACAGAAGATAAGAAGTCTTTCTCCAATTGATAAATCTAAGTTTCTCACTGATATATATCGTGAGTTTCCTACTCGTACAACTCTAAGTGAACTAACTAGAGAAAGAGCAGGGAGAACAGGAGGTTCAGAAATTTTACCAGAGAGTTATGGAAGAGCAACAGCTTCACAAAGTGTAGGTGCTAGAAATATATCTGGTTTAACAAAAGAAGAAGTTTTAAAAATAGCTCCTCCTAAAGATAAAGAAGTTATTTCTAAGATGACTGAGGATGAGTTTAGAAAAACTGTAACAAAACCTACAGGTGAAGTGGTTCCTTATTATCAAGGAGATTTAATGCCTCAGTTTACAGGTAAACAAAATGTTGAAGCTATTTCTCCCAACCAGTATACAGATTTGTTTAATGCGAATGTAAACAGACTTAATGAAATAATAGCAGGAAGAAACAAATCAGGAGTTGAGTATAGAGTTAAAGAATTATCACCAAGTGGTCAGTTGATTTTTGAAACACCTGAACAAGTTATAGTTAATGCAAACAGACCTATACCTCAACATTATTTAGACGCTTTTAATAAAATAGATAAACCTGGTTTTTTATATAAAGGTTATGGAGATAAACTTTATTTTTCTAACATGGATGGTAGTCCTGGGTTTACATCAAAACAAGAAGCTAAAGAATGGATCACTGATATTATAGAAAAAGAAAGAGGAACAAAAATAAAAAGTGGAGAGAGTACATGGAGTGTAGGTATAAATCCTGGGAAATGGGAAGGTGAGGTGGAAGATATTGCTAGTTCTATGTATTATAGATCTATACCTGGATTGGATATGAGAAACACTGGAGCTAGTGTTTTTTCTGATAGAACTCCAAGAAGGGGTACAGGTGCATATGAAAGTATAAATGAATATTTAAAAGAATTAGGATTAGGTAGGGTTAAACCAGGATTTAATTCTCAAACAGAATATTCTAGAGGTCTTTGGGAAAATGCTGTAAAGAAGGGAAAAGCTTTTGGTTTTTATAATGATCCAAGAGTTGTATATGGATCAATGAGAAGTTTATTACCATATGCAGGACTAGGAGCTTTAGGAGCAGGAGCAATAGAACAAAAGAGAGACGGTGGTGAAATGAAATACTACCAAGAAGGATTGGATTTTAAACCTAAGACAATTAGTAAAGATGGTTCTATTCTCACTCCTTACGGACAATGGGAATATCCTGGTGAGATAACAACCATCCCATCTAATGAAATAACAATGCAAGGAGTGCCTTATCCTGTTCTTGGTATATCAGATGAGGGAGATGTGCAAATGATGTATCCTGGAGAGGATTACACATTTGATGGTAAAAGCGTGACAGAATATCCTATGATGCAGGGAGGTGGTTCACTTCCTACAAGAGGCGATAGTTTAAGAGTGTACAATGCTCAACTTGCACTTAATAATTTTTACAATAAGGAAGTTAAGGCTGGTAGATTGAAAAAAAGCACTCAGCTACCTTTTGATGTATATCCAAAGATTTTTGATAATGAATTAACTTCTAGAAACCTAGAGTTCTATCGTGAAACGATATCAGACAGAAAAAGAAGACATCAACGTGGTGGTGGATATTTTGATGATCAGTATAAAAAGTATTTTAACCTAACTCCTGAACAAGTTAAAAAGTTAGAAAATCAAGGACTTGGTATAACTAAAAGTAGCACTCCAAATGTAGAATATTATAGAGATCTAATAACGCCTATGCAAAATTTAGCATCTCCTTTTGCAATATTTGATAAACGTATAAAACCGCAAAGAGTAATTGGATATTCTCCTGCTTCTGGTGATGTAGGAGATTACCCAGGAGGAGAGGTGAGTGTTTATGACTATGACCCTCTTGCTGTAAAACCTTATGACTTAAGAACTCCCCAAGAAAAAATTGAATGGGAGAAGAAATATGGAAAACCTAAAAAAGAAAAACCTAAACCTACATCTACACCAGTTAAGAAAACTGAACCATCTAAACCAGCAGAACCTGTTAAAATAGTAGAACAACCAAAACCTGTTGAAAAGAAACAGAATGTATACGAAGGAACTCCTGTATACTCTGCAACAGTTGGATCTGGTGGACCAAGTGCTCTTGTAGGATTTGCTAATCAGAAAGGTGATACAACATTCATTAAACCTGAAGACTATGAAAGGTTTGGTGTTCCTAAATATGGTAGGGAGTATATAGAAAAAGCAACTAAGAAGTTTAAAGATGGTGGTGTTAGCGTTAATGAAGCTGATGCACAACCAATAAAGAAATTAGACCAACTACTCAATTTTACAAATTATAATGACATGGCAAAAGCTAAAAAGGGTAAGAAATTATCAAAAGCTGACCTAGGGCAATCCTTAAGTAGCATCAACACTGACCTCAGCGGTATGGGAGGAATTGGAGGAGCATCTACACAACTGTTAGGTGGTATACAACAGTTGATAGAAGAAAAGAAACAAAGGCAGAAAACCAAACAGTTTGCTGCACTTAGTGATGTTGCTGTACAAGCTGCTACATCTAGACCTGTAGGCATGCAACGTAAGTATGTTCGTCCAGAGGATATGTTAGTTAATCCTGGTGAGACAGGTTCTCCTTATGGAACAGGATATGATTTCCTTCAGATGGAATATGGAGGAATGATTGGTGGTAATCCTACAGAGATACAGAACATGTACAATCCTGGTGATTTATATTCAGACTTAGGATTTGAACCTCTTAGTGATAGCAGTAAGGTGAAGCAATTCAAGCAAGGAGGAAAGGCTTTCTATGGTATGGAAACAACAGGAACCACTACAACTGCTTCTCCTTTTAATACATCAAGCTTTGGTGCACTTGGTCAAACTCTAGGTAGTTTTGCTGGTGGAGGTGGTGGACAACAATCAGGTGCTGGTCAAGTTGGTAGTGCTGTTGGTGGTATTGCTGGAAACATTTTGCTTCCAGGAGTTGGTGGTGTTATTGGTAGTGCTTTAGGTGGTGCCATTGGTGGTGTTATTGGTGGGCAGTCTCAGAAGAAGATGGAACAATTGCAAAGAAGAGCTCAAGGTAACTTGGGATCAGCAGCAATGCAACAATCTTTACAAGGACAATTCTCTGGATATATGGAGCACGGTGGTGAGCTTAAATACTTAAGCCGTGAGTGGCAGCCACAAGTGATCACTAAGTTTGGTGAATACGATATGAAGGATCTACTAAAAGCTCCAAAGGATGCAGACATGCTTAGAGCTGGTGGTCATCTTAAGAGTTACACTCCACCAAGTGAAAGGGCTATGCAAACATATGCAATGGGTGGAGAACTTCAAACTCATTGGGGTGGCTATGCAGAACCTATTTCTGAAAATCCATATCTACCAGATGGTGGTGAAACTGTAATGTTCAGAGGACAATCTCACGAAGAATCTGATAGTAAAGGAAGAACAGGTATTGGTGTTACGTACGGTGATAATCCTGTAGAAGTGGAAAGAGGTGAACCTGCCATAAAACTTAAAGATGGTGGAACAGGAGAAGATAGTATGGTGGTATTTGGCAATATGATTATTCCTTCATACGGAGTGTCTGAGCTTAATGATCCAAAAGCTAAAGGCATGAAGTTTAAAAGATATGCTGCAGAATTGAGTAAGCTTGAGAATAAAGCTAATAAGGTGAGTGATAAAGCATTAAAACTAATTGATGAAACTGATGGAGATGATCAGTTTGGTTTACTTTCTCTTTCTACAGCTAACGCTATGTTGAAAGGATCTGACATGAAACTTAAAGATGCAGCTATGAAAAAACAACTTGCTGCTGGTATCCAGAGTGCTATTCTAGATACAGCAGAAGAACTAGGATTAGAGAACGATGCTCTAGCTAAGGGTAAGATTAAACCTGCCAAGGGTGGGGGTAAATTCACTTCTGCTCAGATGGGAACAGCTCTTCCAAACTCATACACAGATATAATGTTTAATAAATTTGGTCCATTCAATCCTCTTGAAGAAGTGGTGGTACAAGGAGTGAAACCCAAAGGTGCAAGTTCTAAAAGTAAGGTTGCTAAAGCTGCTGCTACAGCAGCTCCTATAAAAAGACAAATGGCAACATTAGACTTTACACCTAGAGAACTACCAGCTGACATGAGCCCTATTGTAGAAATAGATTCTTTGAAAACTACAACTCCTGGTATAGAGAAACTTAAATCGTTCAAAGCAATTCAACCAGAAGAAGATAAGTTTAATGTAATGGATTTTGCAAACCAACTAAACCCTTACATTAGACCACTCTTAAGAAATCCTCTTGACCCAGGTCAACTTGCTCCAGAGATGATGGCTTTAGCAACTAATGTTGTAGAACCTGTTCAGGCTCAACAATATATGCCTATGTTGGAACAAACCCCAACTGTGTCTTTCCAAGATCAGTTGAACGAAATACAGGCTGAAGTAAATGCTACCAGAAGACTACTAGGAAATAATCCAGCAGCACAAGCCGCTTTATTTGCTCAAGCAGCTGCTGCTAAAAACAAGGTGTTGGGAGAACAGATGAAAACTAACCAGATGTTCCAACTGGAGTCTCGCAGAAGAAACTTAGATGAATTGAGGAAAGCTGGTGCTTTGAACATTGATATTCTTGATAGACAAGCAACTAGACAATCTCAAGCTAGATCTGCTACAAAAGCACAAGCTCAGCTGGCTCTTAGTTCAATTGCTGACAAAATTGCTAGAAACAGAGCTGAAACGTTACAGGCTAACGTTATGTCAAATATGTATCCACAATACACATTTGGTCCTAAGGGTAGGGTGTTTAACACTGGGCTTACAACCTTTAATACTCCTCAGTTGCTCTCACAATATAGTTCTGATGAGCTACAAAAGTTTGTAGACGCTAAGAAAGTGGAAGAGAGTAAGAAAAAAACTGGTAGAAATGGCTCTATTGTTAAAGCTATAAAAAACCTCTAACTAATTCAGTTATACCAACTTATGAAAACTCGTTAGAGCTCTTGGTTGTTATAATATTTTAAATTAAATTTGCTAACTTAATCTATCATGGCTTCATTTACTGACCAAATAATGCAATTTAACCCCTACGTTCAGCAATTGCCTGTTGAGGCAATGGCTCAGGTGGGTATGTACAAACAGCAGAAGTATGAAGAGGGAGTACAGAAAGTACAGAGCTATATTGACAATATAGCTGGATTAGACGTTATTAGAGATGTTGATAAACAATATCTTCAGTCTAAACTCAATCAGCTTGGCAGCAAACTTAAAAGTGTAGCTGCTGGTGACTTCTCAAACTTCCAATTGGTTAACTCTGTAGGGGGTATGGCAACACAAATTGTCAAAGATCCTACAGTGCAAAGTGCTGTACAGTCTACAGCCTGGTATAGAAATCAGCTTAGTAAAATACAAAAAGCTATTGATGACGGTAAATCTAGCCCAGACAACATATACAACTTCAATAAAAGAGCTGAAAGTTGGTTAAACTCAGGTAAGGTTGGTGAGAAGTTTAATTCTTCTTACACTCCTTTCTTTGATGTATTCAAGTTTGCAAAAGAAACATTTGATGCTGTATTACCTGACGGATATTCATACGATCAGGTTTATGTTACAAATCCAGATGGTAGTATAAAAACCGATGCTAAAGGAAACCCTATCTATTCTCCTGTAATGGTTAGATTGGAAAAAGAAGGAAAGTTTCCTGAAAAAGTTAGACAAACAATAGAACAAATCTTTTCAGATCCTAGAGTTGGTCAACAGCTTGGTATAAGTGGAGAATATAACTACAGAGGATTTTCTCCTGAACAGCTTGCTCAGAGAGCAGAAATTCAGAAACAATCTCTTCTAGAAGGGTTGAATGATAAACTTGCTCTACTTACATTAGAAAGGAACACAGGTAAAGATGTTCAAGATAAGATAGACGAAGTTAACTTACAGATAGAAAATGTCACAAATAAGTATGACCAGTACAAAAGCCTAGCATTGGAAAACCCAGATGCTATAAGAGGCATTATGTACAAGGACGATGTTTCTTCTAGATACACTACAATGTTTGGTGGTGTAAAAACCAAAACTCAAACAGTTGACAATCCTGGATGGAAAGCTAACTTTGAGCTAATGAAGGAAGCAAATGTCACTGCTAGGTTTAGAGAAACAATGGATTTTAATTATGAAAAGGAGAGATGGGATAGAGGATTTAAAATGCTAGAACTTCAAACAAAGGCAATTAAGAAAATTGGGCTTGGTGAAGTTGGTACAATACAAGACTTTCAAGCTTCTGATCCCACTTTGTACATTGCTCAGTTTGAACAAACATATGCAAACGCTGCTGATAGATACAGCGGTTCTGCAAATGAATTGATTTTCTCAACTGCATTAAACACTCCAGCCAATCAAGATAAGCTAAACAAATTGATTAGTGGAGGTATGCCAAAAGAACAAGCAATGAATGTTCTAATTGGAAATGCAGCTAAAGCTAATGGTGAGGATGCAGATCAATTTAGATCTAGATGGGTACAGAAGTCTATGGAAAAGATAAACCAAATGTCCCCAGCACAGTTGCAAAAAGATCCAATGTTGCAGAACACTTACAATAGTTTCAGTGCTGCAAAAAATGATTTTATAAATCTTAATAACACTAAGAAGCAAATCGAATCAAGACTTGACAAAGGTGTTCTAGAAATCCTTGATGATAAAGGAATGGGTAAAGGTTTACAGAGTACAACAGTTACAATTGAAGGTAGACCTGTTACAATCACTGGAGAGGATTTGTTCAATGCAGCTATTTATGCAAAAGGAAATCAAAGTTCATTTGGATTTTTAAATAGTCCAGAACTGAGAGAACAAGCTAAACTAGCAGAAGCTAAACTTACACAAGCAGGAAAAGGATTTCTTCTTAACTATGCTCTTGAAAGAGCAATTGTTCCAGAGGGTGCGCCTCCAATCACCACTTTACTAAGAGGTGTAAGAGGTGTTGGTAGAAAGATTTTTGGAGACACAATTACAGGAGATCAAACATTAGTTACACAACTTAACAAAGCGTATAAGTCTCTAGACGATGCTGTATTGATGAAAGCTGTACAAGCTAAGTCAGATGCAATTAAATCTTCTGGATTCTCTGTATCTCCAAATCTAAGAATGGATATTTTAACTGGTGATGCTGAAGCAGATAGGTCATTGATTAACTTTATTGGAAACACTGTAGGTAACTACGGCACTAATAAACAGAATCTTTCTGCTGACTTTGATGGAGAAACAATTAGTACAATCCTTGCTGACAAGAACAACTTCAAACCTTTTGAATTAAAAACCTCAAGGAATGATGCCACTGGTGAAGTGTTCCCTGAACTTGTATTCTATAACAGTGCAGGTCAGAGAGCTGCTGGTATGTCAATCACTGCAGAGGAAGCTAAAGGTATGGGAGTTAATGTCAACTCATTATACGAAGCTCCTGAGATAAGAAACATCAGAAGCAGGATTAATTCAAACCCTATCAGAAGTACATCCTTTGGAGATCCTAGAAGTGAAAGCACTTATTTACAAGGAGATGTGCTTTTTGAAAAGGCTAATCTTCCACAGCTAGCAGGCCTTCCATATGATGTTAAAGCTAACATTCAGGAAGTGAATGGTTTAAACTACGGAATCATTTATGTAAGTGATGGTAAGTCTAAACCAAAAATTAGAGTGCTTCCTCCAACTCAAGATGTTGCAGAAACTGTACAAAAGATTGTTGCAACTCCTCCAAATCTAATCACTGCAATACTAAATGATAAATAATGCCTGAAGAAAAAATCATTAATTTAGGTGGCACAATAGAAGGATTTCCTGTACAAGAGACTGGAAGTTTCAATGGTGGCAATGGTGTACCAGCAAGTCTTTCTGTTAATGATATATACAATTCTATAGGTACAAAGCCTGTAGGTAGACCTTCTATTTCCATTGATTCATTCTACACTGGTGATAGATATTTAGCTTCTCTCCCTGGAACAGACACAGAAGAAATGGCTGCTCAACAGCAGTCTTCTGGTGCTAAGTGGGTGAATGCTATTGGTAAAATGGTGGGCACTGCTACAGGTTCTTTTGTATCAGGTACAGCAGGTTTAGTTTATGGAATAGGTAAAGCAGCATATGATGGAAAGTTTTCTTCATTGTACAATAATGAAGTGACTCAATCTATGGATGAAATGTCAAAGTATCTAGAAGATGCTTTGCCAAACTATTATACAGCAAAGGAAAGAGATGCTGATTGGTGGGCACCAGATAATCTACTTACAGCAAACTTCTGGGCAGATAAGGTGCTTAAGAATCTAGGATATTCTGCAGGAGCAATTGGTGGTGGTCTTGCTTGGGGAAGTTTGTTCAAAGCAATAGGATTAACAAATAAACTTGTAAAAGCTGGAAGAGCATTAGAGCTTGTTACAGAAACTGAGAAAGCAATGACTGCTGTACCTCGTGTGCAGCAATTTGCCACAATGCAAAACACATTAACTTCTCTAGGTAAGAAGTTTTTACAAGGACCAGCTTCTTCTATTCTAAAGTCTTCTGATAGAATACTCACATCAGCAATGGGAACATTTGGTGAGGCTTCTCTTGAGGGCTTAATGAACATGAATGACTTCAGACAAAAAGCTATTGAAGATTACAAAGCTACATATGGTGTAGCTCCTACAGGAGCAGCACTTGATGAGATAAATGAATACTCAGAGAAGGTTGGTAACTTCACATGGGGATTCAACACATTGCTTCTTACAGGAACCAACTACATTCAACTTCCTAAAATACTAGGATCCTCTAGAAAGAATGATAAGATGTTGCTTGGTGATATTGAGAGAGATTTATCAAAACCTATTGGTTCTCAATGGTATACACCAAGACCTGGACTTTTGCAAAAGACAAAAGGTGCAGCTGGTTTGTTTTTCTCTAAGACTGAAGCTTTTGAAGAAGGTGCACAGTTTGCAATTCAAACTGGAACAGATGCTTTCTTTAACAGAGCATATGAGAACAGAGAAGACATATCTAGCTTCTGGAGTAATCTTGCTAGTGTGTTTGAAGGAACAATGAACGAAGGTATTGAGAAAACTCTTGATACAAAAGAAGGAATGGAAAGTATTCTTATTGGAGGTTTGTCTGGTGGAATACAACAGATTAGAGGAAACGTTAAACAAGAAGGATTTTTTGGAACAGGAGGTGAGCGTGCAAGAAATACAGAAATTGCTCTATCTGCGTTAAATAAAACAGGAACTCAGAAAGTTCTAAAGGATCAAGTGAACTTCTCTGCAATTGCAATTAACTCTCAAAGACTTAGACAAGAAGCAATTGCAAACAATGATATCCTTTCTGAAAAGGATTATGAAAGAGACTATGCTCTTTCCTACATCATGCCTCGTGTGAAGTATGGTAAAACTGATTCAATTTATGAAGAGGTTGATAACTATGTTCAACAAGCAATGTCTGATGAAGGATTCAATGAACTTAAGAGTGAGGGAATCATTGCTGAAGATGAAACTAGAGAATCATTTATTAAGAGAGCAAGTGGTGTAAAAGAACTGGCAAAGAACACAGAGAAACTATATTCACAAATAAACGACAGATATTCTGCTTATGTAGACAGTAATGGTGATCGTATATTTTCTGATGCTGTAGTTGATAGAATGGTGTATGCTGCTAGCAAGGTGAGTGATTATGATGTGAGAATACCAGATTTGAATGCCTCTCTCATAACTGCTGGTATAGATACACAATCTGTCTTAGAAGGAATCATTGAAAACAATGAACCTTCAGTGGAAGCAACAAAAGCTGCTTTAGACAAGATAAACGCTATGAATATTATATCTGAAGAGAAGGACACTCTTAAGAGAGATCTTCAGGATATAATTGAACTGTCTTTGCGTAGAAAGCTCTTTATTGATGATTATGAAGGGATTAGAAGAAATCCCACTGCATACAAAGAAGTTGATAAGATAGTAGATACAGAAGAACCTGTTGTTGTAAAACAATCAGTTGTATCAGAAGAAACCAAAAGAAAGAAAACTGTAGAGAAAGAACTTGAGCTTGGTAAGGAATATTCCTTGAAACAAGTTGCAAAGGTTGAGAAGGGTAAGTTACAGCTTGCTCCAAAGATTACAGTGATGTCTAAAACTCTTGGTGGAGAATATGAGGTGAGACTTCCTGATGGAACAGAAACATTTCTTAAACCAGAAGAGTTTAAGCAATACCAAGTAACAGAACAAGAGATTGATCCTAAGCAGATTGAAAGTATTGTAGATGAAGCTATAGACACTGTTCTAGCAAAGAAGAAATATAAGAACATTGATAAGCCAACAGAGAATAAACTTTCATATGTTAACTCTCTTGGTAATCAAGAACTTCTTAACGATATTGAGAAAGAAGTTGAGAGAAGGTCTGAAGAGCTTATTGCAGAGATTACAAAAGAAGATGAACTTGCTGAGCAAGCTAGTTTAACAAAAGCTCTTGAAGAAACATCTGACATTGGTATTCAAACAACTGATATTAATACAGGATCATTTGAACCAGATGCTAAGAAAACAGATCAAGAAGTTTTAGATAGTACAAAGCCTCCCGTTGAAGGTTATTCTCAGAAGGAGTCTCTTGCAGAACATCATGTTCGTGCTAATAGATTTGGAGCTAACTACTATTCTTTCCCTAACAATGAGAACTTCCGTGGTGTTATTGTAACACAGAAGAACGAAGCTCAGGTGGGTGTGCCTGGACTAATGCAGCATTTGAAGGATAAAGGTAAAGCAGGTGCTCCTGTAGATCCTACAAAAACAATAGCATTAGTGGTAATGGGTATTGATCCTATCACTAATGAGAAGTATTTTGTAGGTGTTGATGGTAAAAAACTTGATAAACCCACGCTTGATAACACTATATACCAAACATTTCCTGAAAACCTAACATGGTCTGGTGGTGATTCTATGTTTAGAGAAGGCACTTCTGAGGATGTTAGAAAAGCTCTTATACAAGATTTTAACAAGTGGAGAGAGAATACATTACTGAATCCTTCAATAGACTTGTACAAGATACAAGCATCATTTGGTGTTCCTCAATATGAAGGTGAGCTTGATCAAAAGAATGTTTTCCAATTTGACTACACAGCAACTGTTCCTGTAGAAGATTCTGCACTTATTACAGAAACAGACTTAAGAACTAGAAGAGTGGTGGGTGTTCCCACTACAGACGGTGCTGTTGTGTATGGAACTTCTACATTTAATGATGTAAAAGGTGTTCCGTTGTTATACACTAAGAATGGACTTGTTAGACTTAACAATAGACAGATTAGCAAGAACGAAGCTTCATTGATATATGATGCAATAGTTAAACTATCTGACAACTTATTCAGAGATGGTAATCTCAAGAGCAACGAATCTGTAATGCTCTACAACTGGCTTAAGTCAGTTATATACTGGGGTACTCCTAAAGATGCACAAGGTAATAGAAAGCGTGCTAGATTTAGCAGTGTGTTCTTTGAGAATATGGAACTTATCATGGGTAAGGAAGAAAAGAAGTTTTCTCTTAAACCCACTGAGCTCAAGAAGAACAAAGCTGCTATTATTGAGGAGCTACAGAAAATGTATAATAACGTAAATTCCACTCTTGTATCTGGAGGACAGACAAAAGATTGGAACAAGAAATATACAGAAATCACAGCAATCACTCCTGAAGGAATACAAACAAAAGAATGGAAGAACTATCAAACGTTCCTTCTTTCTGCAAAGAATCCTGATGGTAGTGCAAGAAATGCAAAGACTATTCCTCTCACAACTAGGATTAGACCTTTAAAGAATGCTGAAGATACAAACAGAAAGGGTATTTATTTCACAGTGATAGATAAGAAGGGTAACACTTCTCAAGAGGTGACACCCACTACCCCTGAGAAAAAGGTGGTTGTAAAACCTGCCACACCTGAAGAAGCTAAGAAGGAACAACCTGTAAAGCAGTTTGATTTAACAACAAAAGATGCTGAGAATATTTTACCTTCAAAGCTTGGAAATATTCCATTCAAAGTGGATATTGAAAAGTTCAAAGAAACAGATGGTACACAAGGTATATCTCTTCTTGATCCAGCAACAGATCCTGCATACAAGATAGTGCTAGATAGCGCAGTTGCAAAACTTGCAACAATACCTAACAGTGGTATTACAGAGGAAACTTCTGATGAAGATGCTATTAAAATAGCTGAGAACATCTTTAGAAACATTGTTAGAAATGAGGTGAAGAAGCAATTAGCTCCTGCTCCAGCAGTTGAAGGAACTAATTTACAAAACATGGCGCAAGCAGCATCTGCTATAGGAAATGCGCTTGTTGATAAGTTAATTGAAGAGATTGAAAAAGGAAGTTATTTCTCCAGTAAAAAAGAAGTAGTTGATGAATTATTAGAAGATGCTAGATTAAAAGATTACGAAGCTGTTCAAACTAGTAAACAGTTTGGAAAAAATACTGTACAAGGATATACTATAGTAAAAAAGAAAAAAGCTCCTGTTGTTACAGATGCTAAAGCTGATATAGAAAGAAGAAGGCAAGAAGAACTTAAAAAAGAATTTGGTAGAAATTTAGAACTTGTTAAATCTGAACGAAAACCTGTTATATCAAGAACACCTGATTTAGTTAAATTGTCTTCTGATCCAGAAATAGCAGATGCAAGAGCACAAGAAGTTATTGATAAATATAATGCAATCAATGCTAAATATGATGCAGAACTAGCTGCTTTAGAAGAAACTAAACCTACAGAAGTTAAAGTTGGATCAGAAGTAACTATTAATACTACAGAAAGTTCATTTAAAGTAACATTAAAAACATTTACTCAAAAAGGAGATGCTGTTGAACTTTCCTATGTAAATAGATACAATGTACAAATAGGATATAGAGGTAAAGTTAAAGATGGTATTTTATATCCAACAGAAAGCTTTAATCCTAAGTCTGGATGGAAATCTTTATCTACAGCAACTTATGTTGATATCAATCTTGGCCAAGTGCCTGCAGCAAAACCTGCTGTTGCTCCTAGTTTACAAGATAGGATTAATCAAAGGAAACAAGCTGGACCTACCAAAAGAGGTAGTGATTTCAGAATGATGCTAGCTCAGGATATGAAGAAGTTCAAACCTGAGAACTGGAATGATGTTGAAAGATTCCTTAAAGCAACCTATCCAAACATCCCTGTATATAGAGTTAAGAATTACATTGTAGCTGCTAATGGAAGAAGAGCACACGGTATGTTCCAAGATGGTGCCATCTATCTATCTGAAACTGCAGAAGTGGGTACAGTGTACCATGAGGTGTTCCATGCTATATGGCAAACTCTTACTAGTCCTGAAGAACGTGCTAACATTGCTGATGAATTCAGAAGCAGAGAAGGAATGTTCTTTGACAGAGCTAGTTTAAAGAATGTTAAATACTCTGAAGCTACAGATAAGCAAATAGAAGAAAAGCTTGCTGAAGAACTTAGAGATTATTTCCAAGAGGGTAAGGTTCCACAGAAACCAGCAAAAGCTAAACAATCATGGATAGCTAGATTGTTTTCTGACATAGCTAACTTCTTCAAGACATTCTTCACTGGGGAGAATGCTAAATCAAATACAGAGAAACTATTTGCTAAAATAGGTTCTGGTTATTTCAAACAAGCCACTCCACATGACTCACCTCTATCCTTTGCTAAGAAAGGATTCATTGATGTAGAGAATGTTGTTGGTGGTGAGCTAGCTGATTATAGCTTAGATGTATTCACAGGTGAGCAGGTGCATGACTTAGTGCAGCACATGACTTACATCACTGTAAGAGATTTGTTTGAAGAGAACGAAGGATTGTTTGAGATAACAAAAGAAAAGAAATCTGAGAGATTCAAAAAGCTCCAAGATGAACTTGGTGACTTGATGGCTGATAACATTACAGAGTTGGAAAGAATGGTAACTGAAGGAGAAACCACTGCTTCAGAAGCTGATATACTGATTGGTCATTATAACAATCTCTATGAGAACATAATAAACGAGTGGGAAGGTTTAACAGAGAAATTTGAAGAAAATCTCAAAACTTATTCAATTGAGTTTGATGAGAATGATGATATTAACCTAGCTAGTGATGAGAAAGAAAAGGATGGTCCTGGTACAGATGCTAGAAAGATAGACACAATGAGGAAAACTAACGCTGCTGTAAAGCTGTTGTTAGCTAGTCTTCCTGTTATTAGTCCTAATGGAAGTGAAGCACTTTCATCTATAGGTGGATATACATTGCTTCCTATGAGTGAAATATTCATGGGTGTTATGAACAATGTTCATAATTCTAGAAGCATGACAGAAATGTTAAATAGGATTAAGGCTATGGCAGCTGATGATCCTAAATACAGAAAACTGTACAACCGCCTCTCTAAGCTCAAGAATATAAATGAATTAACAGATGAGCATGACTTACAACTTCTTGCTGCATTCTGGAGATCATTCAAAAAGCAAAGCCCTGATGTAAAAACTGTATACATCCTTGATAATGGAGACATTGTTGTAGGTGATGCCAACTTCACCACTGCGTCTAGACAGGTGAAGGAAGAGTTCTTGAATAGCATAAAAGAAACAATCAGTAAGGGAAGTAAGTATTTTAAGAAAGCTGAGAACGGTAAGTCTTACATAGGAAATGAGGAAGCTATAAAGGGTGATGTTAAACTTGCTAAGGACAATCTTGCTGCACAAGTTTCCTTTATGAAGGAACTTGGAATTGAGTTTGATCTAGACAAACTTTCTATTATACCAGAAAGAACAAAGTTTGCTGAGGCGGTGAATGGTATTAGAACCAGTATTGCTGGTGCTAAATCTATAGTGAGTGTTGGTGGTAGATCATTGAGCATAGACGGACGCTTGCGTGAGCTTGCTGAGATTAAAGCTAAGATGGACAATCCTGAGTTCAGCAGTACATATTACAATGTTAATGGTGAACTTACACAAACATTTATTGGTACAAACGCAGCTAGTGATTTGTATGACATGCTTTCTCAGATAAAGAATCTAAGTGAGCTTGAGAATACACAATACTCATACCTACTTACAGACAGCTTTGCGAAGAACTCTGTGTTCTTGTATAAGATGTTTGACAGAGAATCAGGTGATCGTATTGCTGATACAGAGAACTTGATGAAAACAGGTTATGCTGATGGTATTGTAGATCAAAAGAAAGGTAAACAAATAGAGTCTTCTAGACTTAACCAAAAGCAAAGACTTGTACAAGAGCTCAATCTTAATACAGCAGGATACTATCTAAACCTAATTCCTGGAGATGCGTCTATTGGATGGATGCAATACACAGGTAACACTATAGATAAGTCAGACATCTTAACAAGCTATAAGACTGTACATGACATCTTCAAAGGTTATCTAGAGGATGAGATTGCTCTTGCTAGGGAAAATCGTCCTGTTGTTGAAGGTAGAAAGTCTGATGAACTTCGTTTCTTCAAGGGCATTCTTGGTGATAAGTTGCAAGCTGACGTATTAGCTCAAGACACTATAAAGGATGTTTATGATGCTTATGAAAAAGAAATCAATGATGCAATTGATGCATTTATTAACAGACAAGTAGAAAGATTAAAGACAGACTTGTTAGAATATGGTGCATTGGTTCTTGAAGATAATAAGTATAAGACACAAGAACTTGCTTTTGGTAAAGAAGCAATGAGTGAAGAAGAGCTTAACACAGAACTTGCTGCTCTTTCCATCAACTTTGCCATCAACAATATAGAGCTCCACAAACTCCTCTATTCTGATCCATATCAGTATAAGGATGAGCTTAAGCGTACAAAGAGCTTTAACTCTCCACGTCAGTCTATTATAAATAGTTCTGATGAGATGAACACTGCACTTAATGTTACGTGGAACAAGTCTTTCAAAGAAGGGGACCCTGGTCATACAAACTTTGATAGAGATTATTTTAGAGGTGCAACACTAGAAGACGCAAGTGCTACTAGCGATCTAAAGGATTATAAAATCTTTGAGGAAACAGATGGTGGTGGTATTATTTTACTTAAAGCACTTCGTAACTTTAAGCTAAGAGCTGGTGAGTGGGATAGTGACCAAGAAAAGCAATACAAATATGATATTGCTTGGGAGAAAAGAGATAAGAAACAAAAGCTCACAAACTCAGACAAGAATGCACTTAAGAAAGGAAACCCTGGTGTAAAACGTACATACACTCCAATTAAGCCTATTGTTTCTGGTAACAAAGCTAATGGTAGATCTTATAATGATGTTGTCCTAGACAAGTTCGCTCTTTATCCATTCTCCTACAGAATCCTAAAAGAGATTAATCCTACATCAAATGCTGTTAAGTTATATGACAAGATGCAGAAAGAGGATGTTGATTATGCAGTGTTTGCTAGTGGTAGAAAGGTGGGTGCTGAGAATGTATTCCCTCTATACAAAGATGGTAAGTTTAATGAGGATGATTTTGTTTCTGAAGAGGAAAAGGAAAACCCTCTAGGTCCACAGACAGTGTTGAACATACCATTTGCAATAATGAGTATTCAGTCTGATGTTCCTTCTAAAGATGAGTCTCTTGTAACCAGAGGTAGTCAGATGACCAAGCTTGTCACTCTTGATATGATGGAAGCTGGTGTACCTATTGATTTCAAATCTGGAGAAGATTTCAATGCTAGATATGTAGCTTGGAATGCTTTGGATGAGGATGAGAAGATAGCAACATCTGAGCTATATAAAGAAATAAAGAACAACCAAGATATTCTTGAAGCATTAGTTGAAGAAGGTGTTAATGAACTCACCAGTGAGTTTGGTCTTACAAAAACTCCTGAAGGATATAAGATTGACAGTATTGAGAAGGTTGCTGATGCACTTAGAAAAGAAATCACTAAGAGAGAGGTGAATGATAACATCAGTGCTGCTCTCAAAGGATTCAAGAATGGTGATACATTCCTTGAAGCCACTCCTGCATACCAGCAGATAAGAAACATTCTCTACTCAATTGCTGATAGAGCTGTAATGTCTCCAAAGATGAGTGGTGGTATGAAGGTACAGATTCCTTCTACCCTTCTTGAAAGTGGTGATAGGATTGTAGCTAAGAACGGTGCTCTTACATCAGATGTTCTTAAGTTCTATGAAAAAGATGGTGAACGTGTAGCTGAGATTATGGTGGGTAGATGGTTTGAAAGTGATATGTCTGATGAAGAATTATTAACCTACTTGAATGAAACTGAGGAAGGACAAAAGCTTCTTAAGGGTGTGGCATTCCGTATTCCTACACAGAAACAAAACTCTATTGATGTATTTAAGATAAAAAAGTTCCTTCCTGAGGAATATGGTGATTCTGTGGTGATTCCTTCTGCTTTGGTTAAGAAGGTGGGATCTGACTTTGATATTGATAAACTCAACATCTATCTCAAGAATGTAGATGATTCTGGAGCAACACCAAGACTTATTCCTTTCCAAGGAACATCAGAAGATGTAAGAAAGAGATTTAAAAATAGAAGAGATTTCAAGAAGTCTCTTGAGAATGGATATATTGAGTCTTTGGAGAAACTAGTTTCAAATCCTCTCAACTTTGAGAATCTAGTTAAACCTAACTCTGCAGATGATTTAAAAAAGATATCTAAGGATATTGTAAATAAACTTGGACTGGGTACGTTTGATTACAACGATCCTATTAACATGCTTGACAGAAGATTCATGTCTAGATTACGTCATGCGTTTGTAACAGGTAAGTATGCAATTGGTATTGCAGCTGTAAACCAAACCAACCACTCTCTGAATCAGCGTCAGCCTATTTATATTGATGTTAATAGAGCTGACTTGTCAAGACAGGATGCAGAATGGCTTGGTGATGGTTCAATTAAGTTTAGAGAATACAACACAATAGATGTTGATGGTAAGGCTAGACCTACAGTGTCAATGATTAAGAATAAGGCTGGAGATAACATCTCAGATATTCTTGGTCAGATGATTGATGGATATGTGGATATCTCTAAGGATACATGGATTATTGAGATGGGTATCACTCCTAACGTAGCATCTACGTGGATGCTTCTTGTAAAGCTAGGCGTACCTGCTGAAAGTGTATCTTATTTCATGAACCAACCTATCATTCGTGATTTCCTTCGTGAGCTTGAGAAGAAAGGATCTACGTGGTTGTTTGATGTGAAGTTGATGAAGAGGATGATAATGAAGTATAAGGGTACAGGAATAAGAATCACTGAGATTCCTTCTGACAAAGAGATGCTTGAGATGATTGGTAAGAAGACTCTCACTGCTGTTGAAAAGACAGAACAGCAATTCATCCTTCGTGAGTTCCTTAAATACGCAAAGATGGGTCAACAGTTGTTCTATGTAACACAAGGAACCAACTTTGACACTAGCTCATTTAACGATCCATTCTTGTTATCTAAGAAGTTGTATATGCTAGACAAAGCTAGAAATACAATATTCTCTTCAGCAGATGGACTACTTGACAACTCCTTCTTAGGAAAACTAAAAGATGGTATTGTTGATGTTAGAGAAGCTATTGCTGAAATCCTTAAAATGGATAAGGGTAATGTTAGACAGCTTCTATTAGATGTACTTGCTCCATACTTTGATCAAAACGATAGAGACTTCATAAGAACATCTCAGAGAGCTGTAACAACACTTATAGACTGGGCTGTACAAACAGAGAAGAATCTAAATGAGAAGATTGAAGAGTTCCTTCTTTCAAAAGAAAAGAACGTAGCTAAGAGAATCACTGACTTCATAAACTCAATCAAGCCTGAAGATCCTATAGCTAACAACCCTGTTGTTAAGAATCTGAAGCCAAACTTTGCTGATCCTCTTGTAGCAGGCGAGGTTAACAATCTCTATCTGAAGAACAAGACTAACAAGGTGTATGATCAAAACCAGATTATATATGGATTCAAAGAACTTAAGAACTACTTAAAGAGCCAGAACAATATTGAGCTATACAATGATTTAGTTACATTGTCTATTCTACAATCTGGTTTGTCACAATCTACAGTATCCTTTACATCTATTCTTCCTTACGATGATGTAAAAGAAACATACAATGATGTAATTGGTAACTTGTCAGCTAAGGCTAACCTCCAAGATTTCAAGAAATTGAATGTGTTCGAAAGGACATTCTGGAACTATGATGATGTAGTTCCTCACAAGGAGGCTGAACGCAGAGTTGATTGGCAGACAGGATTCCCTACATACAATGAGAACATGCTGTTCAGACTAGACATCTATAATGCAATGAAGAAGAAAGAACTTCCTATTCTTCTTAGAATACCTGAGAATAGCAAAGAAGCAAACTATGATGTCATTGTATACACATATGAAAAACAACTAACTCCTGCAAAGAAAAGAGAAATGAGGCAGGCTGGTGACTATTCATACATAAACAAAGGACTGTTCAAGAAGGTGGGAATGGTTGGTAACAATTTCATCTACAAAGCTATTAATGCTTGGGGAGATGGTATATATGCCAAGGAGTTCTACTCTGTTCCACAGAAATCTAAAATAGACAATGGTATATTTAAATCTGATGAAACTATCACAGATGCAAAAATAATGTCTTATTTTGGCGTAACTTTGGAAGAACCAATACTAGAAGAAGATGTACCTTTGGAAGAACCTAGTGAGATTGTTCCTGAGCAAGCTGCAGAACAAAAAACTATAAAACCAGAAGGACTTCCTTCTATTGATGACACTAACAAAAACAATTGTGGATAATGAGTAAATGTTCACTTGATATAAGAAAAGACATTATTGATGCAGCAGGTAAAAAACTTGTTGACAAAGGAGCAATTGTTGATGGGAATGTTGGATACTTTCCTAACCCTAACAAATCTTCTGATGCAATTCTTTCTGTAAATAAAGAATTCAATGATCTTGTTGTAAAAGAAAGTGAAAAAGGTTCTTTCTTTATAGATCCTTCTAATGCTCTTGTGGACATTTATTTTGAGGAATATAAAAGAAATCTTCCACCAGATGTTTCTCTACAGATTGAAACATTACCAGCACCTGTAGCATCTAAGGAAACTATTTCTAAGATGAAAGAGGCTGCTAAGCAGATGGGTATTAGCATTGAGGACTTAGCTGATTATGCTAAGAAGACAGGACTAGATATCAACTCTGTAAACGGTGTGGCTGATTTGGCTAGAGGATCTGTAGCTATAGCTCTTGGTAGAGAAGATGTAGCTCTTACAGAGGAGATTGTGCACATAGCTAGTGCTATTATAGAGCAAGTGAATCCAACTCTGATGACTAAGATGATTGCAGAGATTGGTAAATACGATGTATACAAACAAGTATTTGATCAGTATAAAGACAACAAATACTATCAACTTCCTGATGGCAGACCAAACATTCGTAAGATTAAGAAGGAAGCTGTAGACAGATTAATTGTAGAAAAGATTATTGAGCAGTCTGAAGGAAACGCAGAGTTCCCTAGTAAGAAAGAAGTTGAAGAAAGAAACCTAGCTCAAAGATTATGGGATGCTATTCTAGACTTCATCAAATCTTTATACAACAAAACAAATGTTGATCTATTTGGAGAAGCTGCTACAGCAATCTCTGAAGGAGCTGTAGGAGGTACAACAGCTGATATTATTGGAGCTGAAGTGTTCTTACAGATTGATAATGAGCAAGTTAACAAGATCTATGATACAATTGTAGACAGAGATAGTAGATTAGTCTTGAATCCAAAAACTGCTGGAGACAAAAGACACTACTTGTTTGATGGTAAAAGAGTGGCTCTATCTGTTACAGAAAAGACAAAGGGTAAAGATCACAATGAGCGTAGTGAGTTTGATAAGAAACAAGATGATTATAAACAAGAATGGGGACTGGCTGGACATGGGTTTATTGAAAACACGCTTATCAATGATATGTTTGATAAGGATGGTTATGCTAAAGCTGAGTTCACAAACACTTCTTTAGATACACCTTTAAATGAAACTATACAGAAAGGCATCAGATCTTATCTAGAGGAACTAGTTAGATCTTATGCTCCAGGTACAAGATTCCTTGTAGAAAGAAAGGCTGTGAATGATAAGGTGAAAGGAATGATTGCTTCCACAATAGACTTGATAGCTATTGAGCCTGTTGTTAAAGAAGATGGTACAAAGGATATGAAGGTGGATGTGTACGATTGGAAGTTTACCAACTTTGACAAAACTACCAACGAAGATATTCCTTTCTATAAGCAGAACGAATGGAAAGCACAGATGGGTGAATACACCAAGATGTTGTACAACTATGGTGTTAAACCAAACCAGCTCAGAAGAACAAGAATGATTCCTTTTATTGCCAATTATGACAGAGCAATTAAAGGAGATAAGAACAGTAAGCTCATGCTTAAGTCTTTAGAGATTGGTAAGTTTGATAGCTTGAAAGAAACTAAACTCTATCTACTTCCTGTTGCATTAGATACAGAGTCTACAAATGTAAAGAAGGTGGATGAGCTTAAAGCTTCATTACAAAATCAATGGGAGAAGCTTTACAAGAAGCCTGTTAGTCCTGAAGAGAAGTTCCAAAAGAACATACAATTGAACGAGCTTTCTAAAGCTATACGTTCATTACATATGAAGCTTGACTTTGCTCCTTTGTATAATGTAGGAGCTACTTTCCTTGACAGAGCTAAGAAAGCATTTGAAGAGTTTGAGAACATAGACTACTCAGGTCTTACACAAGATGATATAGCCACTAAGCTTGGAGAACTCCTTGAGTTCAAAGCAAGTGCTGAGAAGTTTGCCAATCTAGATGATACATATCTTTTTGTCACTCCAAAGGATAAGATGAATGACGAAGAGAAAAAGGTGTTTGATAATCTATCAAAGCTGTCTGATTCTACAGACAGAATGATTGATAGAATTGAGGAGCTTCAAAAAGACTTTGTTGTACAATATGCTCTTAAACAAGGAGTTACAACAGAGAAAACTAAAATGAATATTCTCAACGCTGAGAGAGAACTTGACTTCATTGCTAAAACATTCCTTGAAGGATCTAAGCTTTCTTCTAGAGTGATAAGACTTGCGTCTAATACAATCCTCAAAGCAAGAAACCTTGTAGCATTGAAAACCAGTGAGATGGTGGCTGAGCTAAGTCCTTTATTGATAGATCTTGAGAAAGAAGCATCTACCAAAGGTGTGAAAGCTTTTGACATGATTGGTAAGGTGGAAGGAGATCAATTGTCTCTTGTTAAGAAGATAGACAAGAGTTTCTGGAACGAGATATCAAAAGCAAAGGCTGACAACAATAAGAAGTTCTTCCTTGATAACATGGATGTTGAGGAGTATAGAAAGCGTGCAAAGGAAGCTATAGCTGCAGGAACAAGAGAACTAGAACTTACAAAGTTCTCATCTGATCCTGAGAAAGATTCTGATATAAGAGAATACAGAATCAAAAAACTTAGAGATTCTTTAGACATTGATAGTGAAAGCTTTAATGGATATGATGGGTATCAGTTTGCCTATCTATTCAATAGGTCTATGAATGAAGAACAACATTATTCAAAAGACTATGAGGAACTTAAAAAGAATCCAGCAGCATTTAAAGTGTGGCAGTTCTTCACTAGACTAAATGAGATGGGTAGAGAAATGGGCTACCTTGATCAAAAAGGATTATCGTTCTTCCCACTTGTAGAAGCCACTATGGTGGATAAGCTTGCTCAAACTAAAGACTTTGCAGGTGAGTTAAAAGACTTGTACAAAGACTTGTACACTACAAAGGATTATGAAGACATTTCATTTTCAAAGATTGATCCAGAAACAGGTAAGCTCAAGAAAACTATTCCTAGATATTTCACTAGAACAGAAAGAAGTGTAGAGCAATTGTCTAAAGACCTCACTAAGATTGGACCATTGTGGATAAAGTCTTTGTTAGAATATGATGCAAGACAGAGCATGGAAGCTATGCTTCTTACAATGCATGCTGTTGAGAAAGCAAAAGGTCACATTATTCTTGAGAACAACAAGATTGTTTATGACCAGAGTGGTGATCCTAGAGTGAGTAAAGATTCTAATAAGAATGCTGACATACTTGAGAAGATAAATGATGACTACCTATATGGACTAGGAGAGAACCTTGATTCAATAGGAAACATTGCTATTGGTAAGGTGGGAGAGCTTTCAGGAAAAACAGCAGAACAACGAGAGAAAAGAACAGTGAATATAAAAAAAGGATTGGAGAACTCAAACGCTCTAATGCAAGCTCTTGCTGTAGGTTTAAAGTTTGCTGTAGCTATTCCTAACTACTTTGGTGTAAACTTCCACGCATTCATCAATGCTGGTAACTTCTACACCTTTAAAGAGTTCCAGAAAAAGAACATGCAAGTCACTACTGGTGTAGGACTAAGTACAACTGATAAAGCTCTTCTAGATACGTTAGTTCCAATTAATGAGGATATTGCTAAAGAGGAACAAAGAAAGCTAGCCAAGAAGCAAGGATATTTGAAATATCTAAGTACATGGTCATTAATTGATGTTGCCATGATTACTAACTCTTGGCCAGAGAGAAAGCTTCAGTATGCTAATGCATTGGCTTTCAATGAGAACTCTATGGTGGTGGATGGTAAGATTGTTAACATCCGTCAGTATCTAAGAACTAAGGATAGAGCTGATAAATATAAAATGTCTGTAGAAGAAAGACGTAATCTTGAGGACACATTTGAAAATAGAGTGAAAGAACTACAGGAAACCAAGTCTCTTTCTAAGGTGGCTAAGGTGGAGAATGACAGACTTGTAATCCCTGATGTTAGTCAAGAGGAACTTGCTGCCTATCGTACAAAGGTGATTGAGTTTGGTAGAACCTTGAACGGTCAGATGAGCTTGGATAACAGAGCTGATTATAGAAGAGATACTATTCTGAAGTCATTTATGATGTTCAAGAACTGGATACCTAAACAAGTTTCTCAACGTACATTAGACATCCAAAAGAACAATGAACTTGATGAGTGGGAGTACGGTAGAATGAGGGTGTTCTTCAAGACATGGTCAAGACTTGCTAACTATAACATATTCAAAATCAAGCACATACTAGCAGGTGATGAGGAAGGATTGAGAATATTGGATGAGATATTAGAGGAGAAAAGAAGAACATATAAAGAGAAAACTGGTCAGGAGTTAGAAATAACAGACGAGGAGTTTTATGATTTGATGAGAGGAGAACTCTCTAGAGCTGTGAAGGAACTAGGATTGTTATTTGCAACAATGGCATTGATTATAGCTGCAAAAGCTGCCATTCCTCCAGAGGACGAAGATCCTATCACTGCCAACAAATATAAGTTCTACATAAAGCTTATGACAAAGATAGAGGATGAACTTGCTTTCTATTACAGCCCTCTTTCTTTTGAGAGTGTAACAAAGGGAAGTATTTTCCCAGCACTTGGTATTGCTACAAAAGCATCAAAAGCAGTGAAAGATCTTGGTAGAGAGGTGCAGGGAACCATTACAGGTGATGAACAGCTTACAGAAAAAGCTCATCCAGTTAGAAGATTCCTTGATCTTATTCCTGGTCCTTCTCAGTTCCAACAGGAGATCTTACCACTGATTGATCCAGAGCTAGCTAAGGAAATGGGCATCAGAGTGACAGCTGAACCAAGGAGACAATAAACTGGTTTCTATAGCTATATTATGTCTAAAACTTTCTTCTAAGTCATTGAAAATCATTTAAAACAATTAACTTTGTAACTATGCGTATTGCCACAATTTGCCCAACGTGTGCCACACAGATTAACTCTGTGTGCGTAATTTATGATGGTGAATATCTTGCTAACATAGATGTAGCTCCAGGAGATACCCTTGAGGAGATCCTAGCTAAAATCAATGGTAGCTGTGCTTGCACAACTACTACTACAACTAGCAGTTCAACCACCACAACAACTACTACTATAGCACCATAACTTAATATACATGGAAGTTACTTGCGGAGCCACCCCCTGTCCAGTTATACTGAATAGCACCTGCGTATTTTACGAAGGTGCTAATCTCGTTTATACAGGCATTAACACTAATGACAATCTTCAAACTGCTCTACAGAAAATAGATGCTAAGTTTCAAGATGCTGGTATAGGTTATATATTTCAGAACGGTATTATTCAAACAGCACCTGGTCAACCTGTAAAGTTGGGAGGATCGTTGGTTGAGAACACCATAATCAACAGTGCTGGCTACACATTTGAACTTACAGGTACTATTGAGTCTGCTGCATTCATCACCTCTGGAGGAACCTCAAGTGACTTTGTTAAGGGTGATGGTTCGTTAGATTCCACATCATATCAGCCTGCTGGTAACTACATCACAGGTTTGACAGGTGATGGTACAGCATCTGGTCCAGGTAATGTTCCTTTTACATTAGCTACAGTTAATGCTAATCCAGGAACTTATGGATCATCTACACTAATCCCTGTTGTAACAGTTAATGGTAAGGGATTGGTAACCAATGTCACCACTACAGCTATAAGTGTTCCTTCTGGAACCATCATCTTACAGGGTGATGTGTCAGGTGTTGGCACTACAGGTGTGCCCCTAACAACCACGTTAGCAACAGTTAATGCTAACGTTTATGGTGTTAACACTCCTCTTAAGTTTGCTGTAAATGCTAAAGGACTAGTTACATCAGCTGCTCCTCTTACAGCTGCTGACATAATAACTATTCTTGGTTACACCCCTGTGCCTAGCACTAGGACAATAACCATCAATGGTGTTACATATGATTTGTCAGCTAACAGAACATGGAGCGTAGGAACTGTAACAAGCGTTCAGCTTTCTCTTCCTTCAGCATTCTCAGTGACCACCCCTCCAATCACTTCCTCAGGAACAATAAACGTTGTTGCTACAGGTACCTCTGCTCAATACATCAGAGGTGATGGTACTATTGGTAACTTCTCAGTGGGCACCTCAGGAACCAGTGGTACGAGTGGTACATCCGCTACAAGTGGCACAAGTGGCACTACAGGAACCAGTGGATCTTCTGGTACATCTGGTACGAGTGCTACATCTGGTACATCAGGTTTATCTGGTGACAGATTTGCTACAACCTCCTCAGACACCTTCACACTTGGAAATGCTGGAACATTAACAGTGGATCCAGCATTGTCTTACACAGTGGGACAATCTATTGTTGTTGCATTTGATGCAACCAACTATCAAGAGTGTGTGGTGATATCTTACAACTCAATCACAGGAGCATTACAATTTGGTGCTCCAAGCCTCACAGTTGGATCAGGAACTTATTCAGCTTGGGTTGTAAACTTGGATGGTGCAACTGGTGGTGATGGTTCTAGTGGTACATCTGGTACTACAGGAACTTCAGGCACTAGTGGAACAAGCGGTACATCAGCAACAAGTGGTACTTCTGGAACCTCTGGTACAACAGGTACGAGTGGTAGCAGTGGTACTAGTGCTACAGATGGTACATCAGGAACTAGTGGTACAACAGGAACTAGCGGTACAACTGGTACAAGTGGTACAACAGGTACCTCTGGAACCAGTGGTAGCAGTGGTTCTTCTGGATCATCAGGCTCTAGTGGAACAAGTGCAACTGATGGTACAGGAGGAACCTCTGGTACTTCTGGCACAACAGGTAGTTCTGGAACAAGTGGAACTACAGGCACTAGTGGTACGTCTGGATCTTCTGGAACTGATGGTACATCTGGTACAAGTGGTACAAGTGCCACTAGTGGTACGTCAGGCACAACAGGAACATCTGGAACTAGTGGTAGTACAGGTACATCAGGTACATCAGGAACATCAGGAAGTAGTGGTACCTCTGCAACAGATGGTACTGGTGGTACAAGTGGTACTAGCGGAACTTCAGGAAGTAGTGGAACTACAGGTACATCAGGTACTAGTGGTTCGTCAGGTACAAGTGCCACAGATGGAACTTCAGGTACATCAGGCAGTACAGGAACTAGCGGCACAAGTGGAACTAGTGGAACTAGCGGAACAACAGGTACTTCAGGTACATCTGGTTTGTCAGGGGATAGGTATGCCACTACATCAAGCACAACATATACATTACAAAACCCTGGTAATACAGGTACAATCACTGTAGATCCATATTTGGCATATACAGTGGGTCAGTCTATTATAATTGCCTACGATGCAACTAACTATCAGGAAGCTGAGGTGACCTCATACAACTCTGGTACAGGTAGTTTGTCATTCACCACTGTTACAAAGGTGGGAAGTGGAACTTATTCTTCATGGCAGGTAAACCTTGACGGTGCTACAGGTGGTAATGGTACAGATGGTACCTCAGGTACTAGCGGTACCTCTGCTACATCAGGCACTTCAGGTACGTCTGGTTCTAGTGGCACAAGTGGAACAACTGGTACTTCAGGTAGCAGTGGTACATCAGCTACTAGTGGAACTTCTGCAACATCTGGTACTTCTGGAACTACAGGAACTTCTGGAACCACTGGTACAAGTGGAACTAGTGGCACAACAGGTACTAGTGGTACGACAGGAACATCTGGTTCCTCAGGTACTAGTGCTACATCAGGAACTTCAGGAACAAGTGCTACGGATGGCACTGGAGGAACAAGTGGAACGAGTGGTACTACAGGAACCTCAGGTAGTAGTGGTACATCAGCCACATCTGGTTCATCAGGTACATCTGCAACTTCTGGCACCAGTGGAACATCTGGAACAAATGGTAGTGCAGGTACTAGTGGCACCAGTGGTACTACAGGTACTAGTGGCACGTCAGGAACTAGTGGTACAGCAGGTAGCCCAGGTACATCAGGTACGTCAGGTACAAGCGGAACTACAGGTACAAGTGGAACATCTGGTACTAATGGATCAGCAGGTACTAGTGGAACAAGTGGAACAAGTGGAAGTAGTGGTACAAGTGGTACAAACGGAACAGGTGGCACTTCAGGTACTACAGGTACTAGCGGTACGAGTGGAACAACTGGTACAAGTGGTACTAGTGGAACATCTGGTACTAATGGTACAGGTGGAACCAGTGGTACTACAGGTACATCAGGAAGCTCTGGTACAAGTGGTTCAAGTGGAACCTCAGGTACAACAGGCACCTCAGGTACATCTGCTACCAGTGGAACAAGTGGTACGACAGGAACTAGTGGAACTAGTGGTGCAAATGGAACAAACGGTACAAGTGGAACAAGTGCTACATCTGGAACTAGTGGTTCGAGTGCAACCTCTGGCACAAGTGGTACAACAGGAACAAGTGGTACGAGTGGCACTAGTGCTACAAGTGGCACGTCTGGTACTAGCGGCACTACAGGTACTAGTGGTTCAAGTGGTAGCTCTGGCACATCTGCAACTAGTGGTACATCAGGCACCACAGGTACAAGTGGCTCATCAGGAACATCTGGCACCACTGGTACATCAGGATCTTCTGGTTTGAGTGGAGATAGATTTGCTACAACATCTTCTTCTACATACACACTACAAGCTGCAGGAAATACAGGAACAATCACTGTGGGAACAGGACTTGCCTACACTGTAGGTCAGTCTATCATCATAGTGTATGATATAAATAATTACCAAGAAGCAGAGGTGACATCTTACAATCCTGGTACAGGATCTCTTAGCTTTAATACTATTACACAAGTGGGTTCAGGAACTTATAGTTCTTGGACAGTGAACCTAGATGGTGCTACAGGAGGTGATGGATCAAGTGGTACAAGCGGTACAACTGGTACATCTGGAACTTCAGGCACATCAGGTACAACAGGCACTAGTGGGTCTAGTGGTACAAGTGGAACCACTGGCACATCTGGAAGTTCTGGATCTAGTGGTACATCTGCTACATCAGGAACATCTGCTACATCAGGTACTTCTGGCACTAACGGAACAGGAGGAACAAGTGGTACATCTGGTACAGCTGGAACATCTGGTACATCAGGAACCACAGGAACTAGTGGCACAAGCGGAAGCAGTGGTGTGAATGGTACAAATGGTACGAGTGGAACTTCTGGCTCTAGTGGTACAACAGGTACGTCTGGTACAACAGGTACAAGCGGATCAAGTGGTACAGCTGGAACAAGCGGTACTAGTGGCACTACAGGCACAAGTGGTACAAGTGGTACTAATGGAAGTGCTGGTACATCAGGTACAAGTGGTACAACAGGCACTTCTGGTACTTCTGGAACTAGTGGTACTAATGGCACAGGTGGTACATCTGGCACATCAGGCACTAGTGGAACCACTGGAACTAGTGGTTCATCAGGAACCAGTGGCACTTCTGGAACTACAGGTACATCTGGCACTAGCGGTTCTAGTGGAAGTTCTGGTTCTTCAGGTACATCAGTAGCTGTAGCAGGAACACAAGAATACATTGTTAAGTTTACATCAGCTACAACAATTGGTGACAGTCTCACTTGTCAGAAAGCCAATGGTGATCTTTGTGTTAACTTAACAGGTGGAGTTGGTGTAGATGTTGGTAAAGGTGGTGGATCTGTTGCTACAAATACAGCTATTGGTAATAGTGCATTAGTTAATAATACAACAGGTACAAGTAACTTAGCCGTAGGATATAAAGCACTTTGTTCAAACACAATAGGAGGTGCAAACACAGCAATAGGTGTCTCTAGCTTAACAAGTAATACAACAGGAGCTAGTAACACTAGTGTTGGTGTAAGCTCAATGACTGGTAATACAACTGGTACACAAAACTCAGCATTTGGTGCAAATGCTCTTAGATGCAATATTACAGGTATACTGAATGTAGCTGTAGGATTTAATGCTTTATTTGCCAATACAGGAGGTATTAGAAATGTAGCAGTAGGTAACAGTGCTTTAGGAAATAACACAATTGGTACTAACAACACTGCAGTAGGAGATTATGCTTTATTAGCAAACACAACTTCAAATAATACTGCAGTTGGAAATAACGCATTGAGATGTAACACTATAGGTACACGTAATGTTGCCGTGGGTGTTAATGCTTTACTTTCAAACACTACAGGAAATAACAACACGGCAATAGGATATCAAACCATGTGTGCAAACACATATGGTTTTAACAATACATCTATAGGACATGGTGCTTTACGTAATAACACAACAGGCACTCAAAATACAGCTGTAGGTTTACATGCTTTACAATGTAGCACAACAGCAAACTGTAACACAGCTTTAGGTTTCTATGCACTTAGAGTGAATACAACAGGTAGTCAGAACACTGCTGTAGGGTGGTGTGCCTTAGTGTCTAACCTTGGTGGTACACACAACGTAGCTGTTGGTATCAATGCACTAAGAAGTAACACTTATGGTTTAAGAAACGTAGCTGTTGGTGAAGGTGCATTAACTTCTAACTTAGGATCTTATAACGTGGGTGTAGGTAGAGCAGCTCTTTCTGCAAACACCACAGGTAGTGGTAACGTAGCGGTGGGTAGAAATGCAGCAGCTTCTAACACAATAGGGTTTGGTAATGTGGCTGTGGGTGATCAATCATTGGCAAATGCAACTACAGCTTGCTATAACACAGCTGTAGGTTCTACAGCACTACAAGCAACAACAACTGGTGCAAACAATACAGCTGTAGGATTCTGTTCACTTAGAAATAACACTACAGGAGCTGGTAATGCAGCAGTTGGTAGAAGTTCATTACAATCAAACACAATTGGTTTTAGTAATGCGGCTTTAGGTTCCTACTCATTATACAAAAACACAACAGGTCAAAGTAACACAGCCGTTGGAGCAAGTTCTTTAGAAAATAATACAACAGGTATTAGAAACGTTGCTGTAGGTAGTTTAGCATTACAACAGAACATAATAGGTAGCAGTAATACTGCTTTAGGTTTTTCAGCTTTACAATGTAACACAACTTCAAACAACACTGCAGTTGGTTTCTGTACACTTAGATCAAATACCACTGGTACACAAAACGTATCTGTAGGTTCTGAAACATTAAGAGACAACACAATTGGTAGTTATAACGTAGCTTTTGGTATAGGTGCACTAAGATATAACATTTCAGGGTGTAGGAATACAGCTCTAGGTCATTTAGCTTTACAAAATAACACTGTATCAAATAACACAGCAGTTGGTACTTGTGCTTTAAGAGCGAATACAACAGGTGTTAACAACACAGCAGTTGGTCATCAGTCCTTAGCAGTAAACACAACAGGTACAACCAACTCAGCCTTTGGTACTAATGCTTTATTGTATAACACAACGGGTACAGCAAACGCAGCTTTTGGTTCTTCAGCATTATGTAAAAATACTATAGGTGGATGTAATACAGCAGTGGGTGTTGGTAGTTTAGGTAACAATAGTACAGGTATTGTTAATACTGCTGTTGGTGCTAATGCGCTTCTTAATAACACAATAGGTATAGAAAATACTGCATTAGGCTTTGATGCATTGAGAGCTAATACCACTGCAAATGATAATACTGCAGTGGGCGTATGTGCATTAAGAGCAACAACAACAGGAGGTCTTAACACTGCTTTGGGTGCTAATGCACTCCTAGTTAACACAACAGGTTGTCAAAATGTAGCAGTGGGTGTTAACGCACTTGGAAACAATATAACTGGCATTAATAGTACTGCCGTAGGTACAAGTGCTTTACAATTTAACACAGTATCAAACAACACGGCACTTGGTTTCAGTGCATTATGCTCTAATACAACAGGTACTGGTAATACAGCAGTAGGTGCAGTGTCTTTACTTTCAAACACAACAGGATATAACAACACTGCAATAGGCTGGTGTTCACTAAGATTAAATACTATTGGAAGTAGTAATACAGCTCTTGGTGTTGGTACACTGAGAACTAATACAACAGGTAATTGTAATTTAGCAGTTGGAAACTATAGTATGCAAGCTAATACTACAGGCTTTAGAAACGTGGCTTTAGGTCTATTTAGCTTGTTCTGTAACAGAACTGGTGCTGCAAACGTAGCAGTAGGATTGTGTTCTCAGTTTAGTGGTTATTCTAGTGTAGACAACGTAGCACTAGGTAATTACACTTTACAAAGTAACGTAACAGGTATAAGGAATACAGCAGTAGGTAATGCAGCACTCTTTGGTAACTTAGCAAGCAATAACACTGCTGTTGGTTACAATGCAATGAGATGTAACACTACAGGAGGTTTTAATACAGCTTTAGGACTCTGCACACTCAGAGCTAATACAATAGGTATATCTAACGTAGCAATAGGACACGCAGCTTTAAGAGACGGTACTGTAGTATCTAATAACATTGCTATAGGACAATACTCTCAAGTATTTAGTACAGCATGTAATAATACATCTGTTGGTCATAGAACATTGTATGCAAATACAACAGGATGTTATAATGTAGCAGTAGGTAGGTGTTCATTAGCTAGCAATACTATAGGCGTTCTTAATACTTCAGTAGGAGCAAATTCACTTCAATTTAATACTACTGGAGCTAGTAATACTGCAGTAGGTACCTCTACACTTACTTTTAATACTACAGGTACACTTAATACAGCCGTAGGTAGGAGTGCTTTACAACAAAATACGATAGGGTTTGGAAACACAGCGGTAGGTACTTATTCATTATTTAATAACACCACTGGTAACTGTAATACAGCTGTAGGTTTACAAGCTCTATGTGTTAACACTACAGGTCAACAAAATACAGCTGTTGGACAAGGAGCTCTTAGGTTAAACACAATAGGAGATAGTAACGTAGCTGTAGGTACTGTTGCTTTATTTAATAATACAACAGGACAGAGCAATACAGCCGTAGGTGCTTTAACACTCTGTTTAAACACAATAGGTAGAAGTAACGTTGCAGTGGGTACATTAGCACTTCGTGCTAATACAGCATCTTATAACACTGCTGTAGGATATTCAGCTTTAAGATCTAATACAACAGGAAACGTAAATACGGCAGTTGGACTTTGTGCATTAGTAGCTAATACAATAGGTATAAGAAACACAGCAGTCGGTTCATTAGCTTTAAATGCAAATACTACAGGTAATTTTAACACTGCAACAGGATATAAAGCATTAAATGCTAATACAACAGGGTATGGAAACATTGCCATAGGCTCAGGTGCAATGAGAGATGGAAATGGTGGAAATCAGAATGTTGCTATTGGTAGATATTCAATGCTTAGTAACACAGGATATAATAACACGGCTGTTGGTACAAGAACTTTGTATTTGAATACAACAGGTAATAGAAACACGGCTGTAGGTTTCTGTGCGTTAAGAAGTAACACGACAGGAATAAGAAACGTAGCTATTGGCTATAATGCTCTAGGTACAAATACAGCAGGAACATGTAACACTGCTATTGGCGAAAGCACTTTAATAGCAAATACCACTGGTATTAGAAACATTGCTATTGGTACTAGAGCAGGTGCAGGTGTAACTGTAAATAGTACTATTGCAATAGGTGAAGCTTCGATGGGTTCAGCTGCAGGTGCAATAAATACTATCGGTATAGGTACGGATACTTTGAGATATAACACTGGAGCAGGTAATGTTGCAATTGGTCATTTAGCTCTTGCACCTAATACTACTGGAAATAGTAATACTGCTATTGGTACTTGCGCATTAAGGTGTAACACAATAGGTACAGAAAATACATCACTAGGTTTCTGTACATTATTCTCCAACACAACAGGCAATTGTAACACTGCAATTGGTAGTTTAACTTTAAGATGTAACACAACAGGAGCTAACAACACAGCTGTTGGTAGAGCTGCACTAGCCGCAAATATAACAGGTATTGGAAACACTGCTATTGGATACAAATCATCACAAAGTAATACAGCTGGATTATATAACACATCAGTAGGTAACTACTCATTAGCTAATAACTTAGCGTCATATAACACAGCAGTTGGTAATAGGGCTCTAAGAACCAATACAACAGGTTCAGTTAACGTTGCTGTTGGCTTTTGTGCTATGGCAGCTAACACAATAGGTACTAGAAACGTTTCTGTAGGTGCAGGTGCACTTCAAACTAATACAACAGGTAATGATAACGTTGCTGTAGGTAATTATGCTTTGTTAATTAATTCAGTAGGTGGTCAGAACGTAGCAGTGGGTAGAGGTGCTTTGAGATATAATACAGTTTCTACTAACACAGCAGTGGGTAGTAGAGCTTTATATTGTAATACAACAGGTAATGGTGTTGCTATTGGATATAAAGCTTTGTTTAATAATACAATTGGTACTTCAAATACAGCAGTCGGTTTTTGTGCATTAACAGCTAACACTACAGGTCGTCAAAATGCAGCAGTAGGATTTAATGTACTATTGGCTAATACAACAGGTGTCTACAATACAGGATTAGGAAATTGTGCTTTAGTATGTAACACAATTGGTGGTAGTAACACTGGTGTAGGCTTTAGAGCTTTGTTTAACAACTTAACAGGTTGTTACAACATGGGCTTTGGTGAAGATGCTTTAAATGCCAACACAGCAGGATCTAACAACGTAGCTATTGGTAAATCCGCTTTAGGAACTAATACAGTATCAAACTTAACAGCAGTTGGATCTAGTGCTTTAAGAGCAAACACTACAGGTACAAACAATACAGCCGTAGGTTTTGAAGCTTTGAGATATAACACAACAGGTAATCAAAACACTGCTCTAGGCAATCTAGCTCTAAGACAGAACACTACAGGTTCTTACAACATATCTATAGGTACTTGTTCAATGAGGAACAACACTGTTGGTCAATCAAACGTAGCTATAGGTAGACTTGCTTTGTATGGAAATACAATTGGTAATGGTAACATAGCTATTGGTTGTAGAGCTCTAACATCAAACACAACAGCAGAAAACAATACAGCTGTTGGTGCAAACGCATTAAGAACTAATACCACAGGTGTATTTAACATAGCTATTGGTTCATCTGCATTATGTCTCAATGATGTAGGTGGTCGTAATGTTGCTGTTGGATATGGTTCATTACAAGTTAATACAGCAACTGGTAATACTGCTCTTGGTTTTAGAAGTTTAGTTGGTAATACTACAGGTACTGGTAACACAGCAGTAGGATACTGTTCATTAGGAGCAAATACAATAGGTACTAATAACACAGCAGTTGGCGTTAGAGCTCTTCTTGCAAATACGACAGGAGAGCATAACACAGCAATTGGTCAGTGTGCTTTATTGTCAAATACAATTGGAAACAGTAATGTAGCAGTAGGTCATAGAGCATTAATGTGTAATACTACAGGCGCGAGTAACGTAGCAGTAGGTAGGTATAGCTCATACTCAAATACAGTAGGTACAAATAATACTTCATTAGGTCATTTTAGTCTATTATGTAACACAGCATCAAACAACACAGCAATAGGTTTCTGTACTTTAAGGACTAATACCACTGGTACATATAATGTGGCAATAGGACACCGTTCTTTAGGCTTAAACACTACAGGAACTAGTAATAACTCTCTTGGTGCATTTTCTTTATTTAGAAATACTACAGGTGTAGGTAATGTAGCAATAGGTACTAGTGCATTAGAATTTAATACAGTTGGAGTTTGTAATATTGCTATTGGAAATGCTGCTCTATATTCAAATGATTCAGGAAATAACAACACTGCTATTGGAATATTTGCACTACGAGCTAACACAGCATCTAACAATACAGCAGTAGGCTTTTGTGCGTTGAGATTTAATACTACTGGTACATACAACGTAGCAGTTGGTAGAAATGCTTTACGAGATAATACGACAGGTGTTCGAAATACTGCATTAGGAAGTAGTGCGTTAGCTCCTAACACAACAGCGTCTGATAACGTTGCGTTAGGATTTCAAACGTTAGTAAGTTCAGTAACTGGAGGATGTAATGTAGCAGTAGGATCAAATTCTCTTGTATATAATACAGGAGGTTCAAATAATACAGCTGTAGGTCATCAATCACTATTCTGCAACACAGCATCAAATAACACAGCAGTCGGTTTTTGTGCATTAAGAAGTAATACAACAGGATGTAGAAACACAGCTGTAGGATACCGTACGTTAACAACAAATACAATAGGCTATAGAAACGTTGGTGTAGGTGATAGAGCACTTTTTGCAAATACAACAGGTAATGACAACAATGCAGTAGGTGTTTATGCTCTATTCTGTAATACAACAGGTATAAGAAACGTAGCAATAGGAACTGGAGCCATGTTTAACAACATAGGCGGTAGTTTTAATATGGCAATGGGCTTTAACTCGCTATGTACAAACACAGCAGGTAGTAATAATATAGGAATAGGTTTCTATGCTTTAGGTTCTAACACAGCATCTAACAACGTAGCTGTAGGATTTTGTGCATTAAGAAACAATACAACTGGTACAAGTAATGTAGCGGTAGGATTTAGAGCATTAATAAATAATACAACAGGTCTTGTAAACACTGCTTTAGGTAATAATGCAGCCCAAGGAAATACTACAGGTTACAACAACACTGCTTTAGGTAGTGAAGCTTTAAAATACAATTCAGTAGGTCTTAGTAACACCGCTGTAGGTTCTTCTGCTTTGTTAAATAATACCGCTTCTAATAATACAGCTATTGGTGCTAGTGCATTAGCATGTAACACTACAGGTACTTGTAATACAGCTGTTGGTATAGCAGCATTAAGAAGTAATACCACTGGTATTGTAAATTCAGCTTTTGGTTCTCAAGCTCTATATAGTAATACAACAGGATATTCAAACTCAGCATTTGGACAAGGTGCTTTAAGATGTAACGCTACAGGTGTCAACAACACAGCTGTAGGTAGAGAAGCAATGCAGTGTAATGTAAACGGTAGGTGTAATGTAGCTGTAGGTAATCTTGCGCTAAGTTGTAATATTACAGGATGTAACAATACAGCTATAGGAGTTTATTCTTTATTCTTAAATACAGCATCTAATAACACGGCAGTTGGTTTCTGTTCATTGAGAAATAATACTACTGGAACATTTAATACCGCTGTAGGACATTTAGCATTACGCTCTAATACAACAGGTGCTTGTAATACAGGTGTTGGATATTTAACTTTATTATATAATACTGGAAATAACAATACAGGACTAGGAACTTCAGTATTAAGATATAATACAACAGGGATAAACAATACAGCAGTAGGTACAGCTGCGTTATTTTCTAATACCTTTGGAGAAAGAAACACTGCAGTAGGGTATGCTACTTTAGCTTGCAATACAACAGGTATTTCTAATGTAGCTGTAGGTTCTAGTGCTCTTCGTTTAAATACAATAGGAATTGATAACGTAGCTGTGGGTAGTGGTGCTCTCAACTGTAACACTACTGGTAATTGTAATATAGCAGTTGGAGGTGGTGCTTTATACTTTAACACTACAGGTACTAATAACATTGGTGTAGGTAGAGCTGCTCTTTCAAGAAACACGTACGGTAACTTCAATACAGCGTTAGGTTATCTTGCAATGTTCTGTAACACAACTGGTGTTAATAACGTAGCTATTGGACGTGCTGCTATGAGAGTAAACCTCAATGGTTGTAATAACGTTGCGTTAGGTAACGTAGCATTATGTAGTAACACCACTGGTAATTATAACGTTGCAATTGGTAGCTGTGCATTATTTTCTTCTAACTTTGGTTCAACATCTGCAAGCGCAAATGTTGCTGTTGGTTATAGATCATTAGCAACTAACACTACAGGTGGATGTAACACAGGTTTGGGTACAAGAACTCTTGAATCAAACAGCACAGGTACAAGTAATACGGCTATTGGTATATGTTCTTTGAGACTCAACTCAATTGGTTTCAATAACACTAGTGTTGGTGCTAACTCAATGGTGTTTAATACGACAGGTGCTGGTAATACAGCAGTGGGTGTATCTGCTCTTAGGACTAATACAATAGGTGCAGGTAATACAGCAGTGGGAGTTACAGCATTGTTTGGTAATACAACTGGTGGTTGTAATGTAGCTATTGGTAACAATGCAATGAGACTAAACACTGTAGGTACTAGTAACGTTGCAGTGGGTTATCTTTCTCTTTATGCTAACACAGCCTCAAATAATACAGCTATTGGTTTCTGTTCTTTAAGGAATAACACAACAGGTACAGATAACATAGCTGTAGGCTGTGGTGCTTTAGCAACAAACACAACAGGTGTATCAAACACAGCTGTAGGTCTAAATGCATTAAGATATTCAACAGCCTCAAATAATACAGCAATTGGTCATAGATCTTTGTGGTCTAATACCACAGGTACCAATAACACAGGTGTTGGTTTTTGTTCATTAGGAAGCAACACAATAGGAGTTAATAACACATCAGTAGGACAAAGTGCTCTAAGAAGTAACACAACAGGAAACTTTAACACAGCTATTGGTGATCAAGCATTATGTAAAAATACTACTGCTTCAAACAATACAGCTTTAGGAGCAGCAGCATTATATACTAATACAACTGGATGCAAAAATACAGGACTTGGTAGAGCTGCATTAGAACAAAATATTGTAGGTAATTATAACACAGCAGTAGGTCATTATTCTTTGCAACTCAATATAGCATCAAACAACACAGCAGTTGGTTTTTGTGCTTTAAGAAATAACACTACAGGTACACTTAACGTTGCAATAGGAGTTAATTCTTTATGTGCTAATACTACAGGTTATCAAATAACTGCTGTAGGTGTTAATGCTTTAAAAAACAATACAGTATCATATTCAACTGCTTTTGGTTGGGGTGCTTTAGCAGCTAATTCGATAGGTACAAACAATACAGGTATTGGTAGAGCAGCTTTATATGCTAACACTTCAGGTGCTTGTAACACAGCAGTTGGTAATAATACATTACTTTGCAATACAATTGGAGTAAATAATACAGCATTAGGTACATTTGCTCTTTGTACTAACACAGTATCTAATAACACAGCTATAGGTTTTAGTTCATTAAGACTTAACACTACAGGTACCAATAATACAGCAATTGGTAGTCAGGCAGGAGGTGGTAATACTACAGGTAACAGTAACGTATCTCTAGGTTACAAAGCACTCACTTCAAATCAAGTGGGTAACAATAACGTAGCTATAGGTGCTTGTTCTCTAGCATTAAATACTGCTACAAATAACACTGCTATAGGCTACTTTAGTTTAAGAGCTAATACAACAGGTACAAATAACACTGCTTTAGGTATAAATGCATTATGTGCTAATACAAGTGCTACTGATAACACAGGTATTGGATTTGGAGCATTAAGAAATGCTACTACAGGTTGTCGTAATGTGGCAGTAGGTGCTTATTCTCTTGGAACAAATGTAACAGGTATCTATAATGTTGCTGTAGGTAGAGCAGCTTTGTTTAATAGTACCGTAAGTGGGTTAGTGGCAGTGGGTGGTAATGCACTTAGATCTAATACCACAGGAGTTGCAAATACTGCTATAGGTAGTGATGCTTTGTATTCAAATGTGGTAGGAGTAAATAATACAGCATTAGGATATAATTCATTAAGATCAAATACAGCATCTAATAATACGGCTATTGGATTCTGTTCTCTCAGAGCTAATACAACAGCAATAGCTAATACGGCTGTAGGTGCTTGTGCTCTACTTAGCACCACTACAGGATCTAATAACGTAGCGTTAGGTACAAGTGCTCTTAGACTGAACACCACTGGTGAACGTAACATTGCAATTGGTGTAAATGCACATTGTACAAGTACAATAAACTACAACAACGTAGCTATTGGTCATGCTTCTCTAAGATCTAATTACGGTACATACGCAAATAATAACACAGCTGTAGGTGCTTACACGTTGTATGCAAACACTACAAATTCATCAAACTCAGCGTTTGGTGCTAGTGTTTTGAAATGTAACACAGCTTTTGGTAACTCAGGCTTTGGTAGTGCAACGCTTCTTGCTAACACAACAGGTACATGTAACTCAGGATTTGGTCTAGCAGCTCTTAGATTTAACACCACTGGTGGAGATAACACGGCTATGGGTGCGTGTGCTTTGTATTGTAACACAACAGGGGGCCTTAATACAGCACTAGGTGGTTGGGCATTAAGATGTAATACTACAGGGGGACAAAATACAGCTGTAGGATTTAGTGCTCTTTTAACAAATGTTACAGGAATAAACAACGTAGCTGTTGGTTTTAATGCACAATGTAGTGTAAACGCAAGTCTTGTAAATACAATAGCTGTTGGTTGTGGTGCAAACACTAGTGCTAATAACAATCACACTGTTTGGGGTAACTCAGGACACACATGTCATTGTATTTGGGGAACTTGGACAGACCAATCTGACTGCAGGGATAAAACAAACATCAAGACTCTTCCTGATTCACTTGGTTTACAGTTTGTTAAGAAACTCAGACCAGTTGTATTTAACTGGGATTTCAGAGATAGATATGTTAGAGAGTGTGGATTTGAATATGGTAAGAAAGACGGAACACTTGTAGGTGATAAAGAACAATACGGACTTATTGCTCAAGAAGTTAAGTCAGTTATTGAGGAATTAGATGTTAAGTTTGATGCTCTTGGATACACTGAAGAACATGATGCTTACAGATTAGCTTACGATCACTTCATTCCATCTTTGATTAAAGCTGTACAAGAGTTAGAAAAAAGAGTGAGTGATCTAGAAGAAAAGTTGGATAGTTAATTAAAAGTTGGTAGTTTTGCAGAATGCGTAAAGTATTGATAGGCACTCCTTCATACGATGGGAGAATAGATGTTTGGTTTGCAAACAGCTTGGTTTCTACAGTGAAAATGTCCTATGAAAAGGACATACATGTTCACGCTATATACACAAGCTATGATTCTCTCATACAAAGAGCTAGGAACTCTCTCTTTAGACTTGCTCTACAGGGGGGATATGATGACCTATTCTTTATAGATAGTGATGTTGAATGGGAACCTGAATGGTTCTTTAGGCTTCTTGAAAGACCAGAACCTATTGTGGGATGTGCTCTCATCAAAAAGGCTGAGAATGAAGGATATACAGTGAAGCTAGTGAACAAAAACTTGAAGTGGTCTAATGATAAAAAGCTCTTAGAAGTGGATGGTGTGGGCACAGGCTTTATGAAGGTGAGTAGATTTGCTTTGGAAAAGCTATGGGAGATGAGTGATAAGTATATGTCAGAAGGTGAGGAGCACAGAATGATTTGTGACATTCGTGTAGAGAATGGAGATTTGATTAGTGAGGATTATATTGTGTGCAGGAAGTGGCAAGACTTAGGATATAAGATATGGCTTGATCCAACAATCACCATCAACCATATTGGTATTAAGAAATACAAAGGTGATTTTAATGCGTTCATAAAAAAGAACGGATATGTTTGACAAACCAATGGGAGGCACAGAGCTCATGTACAATGAGCTAATGCGCAGATTACCAGATAGTTACAAAGAGAAGTTTTCTATATTTAACTACATATCACAGGCAGACTTTTCTAAAACCACAGTGTATTGGAACCAGTTGTCATATGATCAACAGGGTGTACAGTGGTTGTCAGACAAGAAGAACATAGACATGATTGATCATTTTGTCTTTGTTAGCTACTGGCAAGCTGAGAAGTACAGACAGATATTTGGCATTCCTGGATACAAAACAACTGTTATACAGAATGCTTGTATTGGTGTTCCTGATGTCACACGTAACAATGATGTTATTAGGATGTGTTATACATCCACTCCATACAGAGGACTAGATGTTCTCATAGAGGCTTGGGATAAGTTAAACCCCAAGAACTGTGAGCTGCACGTGTTCTCGAGCTGTAAGATATACGGTCCTGATTTTGCTCATACAGAGGAACCTAAATACACTGACCTGTACAATAGGTGTCTCAATACAAAAGGGATTGTATACAGAGGATCAATAGCTAATGATGAGCTTAGGAAAGAACTTCCTACGTTTGACATATTAGCCTATCCAAACACCTTTGAAGAAACCTCATGCATAGCTGTTATAGAAGCTTTGAGTGCAGGGTTGAGAGTGGTGACTAGCTCCTTGGGAGCATTACCAGAAACTTCAGAAGGTTGGGCTCGCATCTATCCCTATCTAATGGATAAGGACAAACACGCTGAAGTGTTTGCTTCTGTTCTAAAGGAGGAGATGGAAGCTGTAGGAACCATCAACCTACAACTACAAAAAGAAATCTATGCTCCAAGATGGAGCTGGGATGCAAGAATAAACCAATGGATAAACTTTTTAGACACATTAACCCCAAAACAGCTCTAGATATTGGAGCACATGTAGGACAATTTACAAGGAGCTTGTTGAAACAGTTTCCTAATTGTCAGGTGATTATGGTGGAGGCTAACCCAAAGTGTGAACCACACCTACAGAACACAGGGGTGAAATATGAAATGGTGGCACTCTCTGATTTTAATGGAGTGGCTAACCTATATATAGAGAACAATGATGAATTAGGAACTGGTGCTTCCTTATACAAGGAAAACACAAATTGGTACAGTGAGGGTAAGAAACAAACTGTAACAACAAAACGCCTAGATGATTGTAATTATTTTGATGGAGCCCCAATAGATTTGATAAAGATGGATGTGCAGGGTTCTGAATTAGATGTAGTGAGAGGTGGTTTAAATACAATAAAAAATGCTACCTTTGTGATGATGGAAACTTCTCTTCTACAATACAACCAAGGAGCTCCTTTGATTGATGCTGTAGTGGAGAGAATGATTAGTTTAAACTTCTGCATGTGGGATATTGTTGAATATCACAAGCTTTCAGACGGAACAATTTTCCAATTAGATATATTATTTAAAAACTTAAAACAATAATAGAGCCATGAAAATGCTATTTGCTAAGATTAATCCAGTTGCTGAGATCCCTGAGATGGAATCTCCTTTCGAGTATGTTGTAAAACAAGCTGACTACCTTACAGCTGTTGCTTCTCCCTATCGCTTAGGTGCTGAAGAAGTGAACTTCAGTCTCATCTATGGAACAGCTACATTTGATGCTGAAGGAAACATGGAAACATTTACACGTTTGCTTGGTGGATCACTTACACTTGGTGCTCCTTACATTCAAGAATGGGGTATTGATGATTCTGTAATCCTTGAAACAATCTGTGAACAAGTGGGTACAGAAGCTATTGAGTTCATCGAGGGTGATCCAAAGGACTTCAATCCATTCTAATTTACAAACAAAACCAACGACATAATGGTAAAGAAGATATTCTACAACAGCTCTCTTCCAAGAGCTGGAAGTACACTTATTCAGAATATTCTAGCACAGAATCCACTAATACACTCTACACCAACCTCTGGTATATTTGAGCTGTACATGAATGCTCGTAACTATTTCTCTAATGGAATAGAATTCAAAGCACAAGATCAGCAACAAATGGAGAATGGGTTTAAGGGGATGTTGAAAGATGGACTGTATGGATTTTACAATGCTATAACTGATCGTCCTTATGTCATAGAAAAGTCTAGGGGATGGGGGATGGAGCGTGAGTTCATTCATGCTTTTGATCCCAACCCCAAGATTATTTGTATGATTAGGGACATACGTGCTATATATTCATCATTAGAGAAGAAGTATAGACAGAATCCTCTTGTTGACACAAACATTGCTAACTGGGGTAACTTAACAGGTACCACCACAGATAAGCGAATGATTGTATGGTCAAACAATCCTCCTATTGGTCCAGCCCTGGACAGGTTATACCAGACACTTGTAGCTGGTACACATCAACACATTCTATTTATTAAGTTTGAAGAGCTATGTGCAGATCCTGATACACAATTAAAACGTGTGTATGAGTATCTGGAGCTCCCTTATTTTGAACATGACTTCAAAAACATCCAACAGTATTCTGTAGAGGATGATAAATGGTATGGTATATTTGGTGACCACATCATCCGTGGAGAACTTAAACCTGTAAAGGATGACTATAAAGAAGTGTTAGGTCCTAATGCTTGTAAGATTATAGAGGATAGTTACATGTGGTTCTTTAATGATTTTGGATATAAAATTTAACGTATGAACGTAGGATATAAAACCGACACAGAGGTACAGGAAACAGAGAAGTTCACTGTACTAGAAGACAGATCTAAAGAAAGTGATAAGTATGTAGTGTGGCACATTGAGGGAGGGCTAGGAAAGAACATAGCTGCCACAGCGTTGATTGAGGATGTTAACAAACGCTATCCTGATAGGAAGCTCGTAATGGTGGTATCATACCCAGAGATTTTTCTGAACAATCCCCACATACACAGAGTGTACAGAGTGGGTATGACATCTTATTTCTATGATGACTACATCAATGGTAAGGACACCATCATATTCAGACATGAGCCTTACTTCCAGAGTGATCACATCATGAAGAAGAAACATCTGATTCACAACTGGTGTGACCTGATGAATTTAGAATACAAGGAACAACTTCCTATATTCTATCCAAACGCTGTACAGAAAGGAATGGTGCATGCATTCATGCGTGAGAAACCCATCCTACTTATACAGACTAACGGTGGTGCTCTTAACAGCAACATGTCCTACTCATGGACAAGAGACATGCCTTTCTATGTAGCTATGGCTATTGCTGAGAGATATGCAAACTCCCATCACATTATACAGGTGACACGTCCTAACACACCTCTAATCCCTGGAGCTGAACAGTTCTTCCATCAGATGACTAACTTTGAGCAGTTCTCAATGATAGCAGCTTCTGACAAACGTGTATTGATTGATTCTTCTCTACAGCACGCATCTGCAGCCATGGGATTGAGATCTACAGTGTTATGGATAGGAACATCTCCTGTCAACTTTGGATATAACATACACAATAACATTGTGGCAAATCCTCCAAAGGGTACAAACAAGTTGATTGATTCTTATATATTTGACTATTCGTTTGAAGGTACACCTCACGAGTGTCCATATAATGACTTGACAGAAATGTTTAATGTGAATGAAATAATAAAATCAATATGATAATAGTGTTGTTTGGGCAGCCACATTGTGGTAAATCAACTCTAGCCAAAGAATTAGAAATGTCTAGAGTGTTATATGGAGCAGTGAACATTGATGGTGATGAGCTTAGGAAGTTGTTTGTAAACACAGACTACAGCAGAGAAGGAAGACTTAGAAACTTGAATAGGGCTAGTGACATTGCTACATACCTAAACCATATGGGTGATGATGTTATCCTATCTCTTGTCTATCCTTACAAAGAAGCTAGAGACTATTTAAACAGTTTATGCAAGGATGTACATTGGATCTATCTCACTTACGAAGGTGAGAGAGGAAGAGAGAACTTTCATGTGAAAGACTTTGATGTTCCAACAGATGAACGTATATTGCACCTGGATACATCAAAGATGTCTCCATTTGATTGTGTAACTGAAATACTTAAATATGCAAAACTATCTAGCAAAAGCAACAGCTCCATCATCTTCTAACTCAAAGAAGTATGCAATGTTTATTGGAAGATGGCAACCTTGGCATTCAGGTCACAGGTGGTTAATTGACCAAGCCCTTAATGAGGGTAAACATGTTTTGTTATGTATTAGAGAAGTGGAACCAGATGAGAAGAATCCCTGGACACCTGGACAAGTTTTATTAAATTTAGCAAATGAACTGGAAGAACTGGTGGAATCAGGAAGACTCAGAATTATTACTATTCCTGATATTGAATCTATTAACATTGGTCGTGGTATCGGTTATGATGTCATAGAACACATACCACCTCAAGACATACACGATATATCTGCTACAAGAATTAGAGAACAAATGAAAGCAGAGGGTAAGTTATGATAGTAGAAACAAAAAGACATATAGCCAAAACTATAAGCTACCGCATTATAAGCACACTGATTGGTGTGCTTACTATGTTTGTAGTGACAGGATCTATAAAAGCAGGAGCTGCATTTGGTGCAGCTGAGCTTTTATGGAAGCCCATACAATATTACATCCACGAACGTATTTGGTATAAGTGGGTTAGATATGGCCTAAGAGCGCAAAAACAACCTGACTAGCGTCTATCTTCCTATGGCATTCAAACTGCCTATCTGTTCCTTTGTGAACAGGACACCAATCCCAATCTCCTGCATCAAATCTATATTCAGGTTTATTCCAGCATCCGTGACACACGTTTGTGTTATCTATTCTGATGCATTTAAACTCATGGTCAGCATCTGTAAAGTTGCTAATCATCACCACCTTTTTGTTCATAGCCCAAGCTAACCAGCTCAGTCCACTAGATAGTCCTATGAATAGATGACTGTGATGAATGACATTCATGGTGTTCTCCATGGATGTATCTTCTATTTGCTCACAGTTGTCAAAAGGATTCTTCTCCTTAGATACATTTATCACTCTGTATCCCTTCTCATGCAGGAAGTTGATTACTGCCTGCCATCCCTCTTTGGTCCAGAACTTACAGCCAGATGTAGAATTAGTGGCTATTGTAATATACTTACCGTATGGATTATCACTAGCATCAAAATCAATTCTTGGTTTAATCTCTTGATAATCAACGCCCAAGATGTTTGTTGCTGTTTCTTGTAGGTTAACTGTGTTACAAAGCTTGGGCTCTCTATCACTGTCATAAAACCAACCCACATTGTACATACCCATGATGTTGTTAACTACAGATCCTGGATTGACAAATTCAATCTCTGGATAGACATTCTTGAATAGGAAGTTTTTGAATGTGCTCACTATTACATGGCAGTTATGTTTCTTCTGAAACTCTAGAACATATGGCATCCATGCTATTGTATCTCCCAGTGACTTGCTGTCAAAAGCTATGTACACACGCTGGTTCTCATAGTTGAGAGTGTATTCGTAATACAGCTCTTCATCTTTCCACACCTTTATAGTCCACTTAGTATACCAGCTTCTATTAAGCTTCACCCAGTGATTAATTTTTATCTTGTTCTCGTAGTGACACACACCCTGTTCATCGTAGAATCTAACAGTGAACAAGCTCTTTGAATTACCGTTGATTTCTAAGAATGGTGCATTTACAAAGTGATGATTGATTATAATGGTTTCTTTATCAGGTTGTGGAGGTCTGCTTATAACATCCTTGTATAGCTCAATGTGCTTCTTAGCAAACTCCTGGTTCTGTCCTTCAGGAATAGTGTATGCTACACCAGTGATCGATCTCACCTGTTCTTCTAACTTCTCAGGCTTTAGATCTATAATATATTGTGTAAACATATTCCCATACTGAGGAAGGTTACGAGCTATAATTGGTAAGCCATACCCTATAGCTTCTCTAAGCACTAGAGGATTACATTCAAATGTGCTGTTAAATAAGAATACATCTGCAGCTGCCATGAATGCACCTACATCATCACGCTCTCCCCATACATGCACATTAGGTGGTAAGTCTTTCATAATGGGCTCCCAATAAGATTGAAAGTTCCCAGCTTGGTTACCTACAAAGTGGAAATGTACATCTGGCATTTGTCTAGCTAGCTCTACAGCTTCTCCTTGATTCTTACCAGGTGTCCATAGTCCTACATTAAGAACATGTGCACCAGCTCCTAAATCTATAGGAGCACTATGCTTCTTCTCAATAGGAAACTCTATCACCTCTTTCCTAGAGGGCATGTTTTTGAATGTCTCTAGGTGATAGGGAGTACAGAAAGCATACGCATCTGGATGATAACGTTTCTCAATGTCTGGTTTGAATATAATGTTGTGACAGGTCTCAACCACTCTCCATGTCCTATCTGCAGTGTACAAAGCTTGTCTAAGTGATTCTGGCCAGTTATTATGACCATCTTCTACCATCTCCTCTACATGTACAACATCTACAGCATGTCTATTGATGATGTTCATTAGCTCCATTTTGTCCTCTTCTAACGTGTAGAAGTGGTGAGCTAGTTGCTTTATCTGATTCTTCTGTACAACATAATGATCACTGTGGTTGGCATATTCCACCACTACGATTTGCGAATTGCTAAATTCTAGGAGAGTTTGTATTCTTTTCAAAAGGAATGCAGGCATACCACCTGTAGATAAGTGGGGGGCTAGGAACAGTATAGTTAGTTTGTTCTTCTGACGCTCTATCATCCTGTACATAGTGACAGCATCTTTCTCTCCGTGATAGAACATTAGCTCATTAGTATGCGCTGGTGTAGCTATAAAGTGGTCTATGTGGTTCTTATAGCCAACAAACTGTACATTGTTCACTCTGTCTAATGATCCATTTATGTATATGTACGGTAGACCATCTAGTTGTTTGTGCTTCCAGAGAAGAACGTTAGCTATAGTTTCTTCGTGATAGGGAGCATACCACTGAGGATTCTGGAGCACCTTGGGATGGTTGCACATCCACCACCAGTTGTCAAGGAATTCTTGACACCACTCACCTGCTACAAAGTATCCTGTTTGTCTATACTTATCTCTAACATGTTGATCTACACCAAAGAGCTCACAGGCTGGATGCTCAAGTGTACCAGACAGATTGTTTCTGTCAATAGCACCACCTCTTCCGTTGATAATCATCCATTCGTAAATACCTTCTGTGAAATATGGATGGGTAGATTTCACTGGGAAGTAGTCAAATATCCTATCCACATATTTAGTGGCTACACTGTCACTATCTATATAGGCTACAGTTTTGGCATAATTCAGGGCATCTTTTACAATTAACGGACGCTGTATTAGGATGTTGTAAATATCTACACTAGTCCTGTCAATATACTTCTGCTGGGGAACGTCCTTTATTTTACAACTCCAATTGAACACAATAGCCTCATCAAGCTCTATGTCTGAATCAAGCATGTAGACAATTATAGGAAGCTCACTAAAGCTCCTGATGGAATTTATACAGGCTTGTACAGTGTCAGCATAGCTCTCTGTAGCATATAGAACATAGGCTTTTTCAAACCGTAAATCTTTGTTTACGTAATACCCATACCACTGATTGTCATATAGTTTGACAAGCCCCTTATATCTAGACATCATCACCTCTGGTGTTAGGTCATCCTGGTGGTGGGTTTCATACTCATTCCCATATTCTGCCCCATCTTGAGGCATCATATATGGCACAGCTATTAGAAACCTCTTGTCCATCATCTCAAAATCAAAGATGAGATCTACAGCTTTGTCAGCAGGTATGTGCTCTAGAACATCTCCTAGGATGATGAAGTCGTAAGGAGCAACATCAAACTCTAAAATGTCTCCAACATAAACATTGTCATACTTATCACGTAGATTGAACTGGTGGACATACGGTTCCCATATCTCTAGGGCATCCATTCTATATCCAAGATCTCTAAGTAGCTGAGAATAAGTGCCCTGACCTGGACCAACATCCAGTATGCGCTTGCTTGTAGGAACATTGTTTATGAACCACTCTTTGATTTCAGGTTTGAAATAGGAATAACTGTTTGGCATAAGCTAACAAAGGTAAAAAAATATTTGGTAAATTCAAAGAAATTGCTTAGTTTTGTTACGTAAAGTGTACTCTTTCACTTAATGCTATATTATGCTACAGCTCACCGTTTATTTCCCCATAAAACGGTGTTTTTTTCTTTAAAATTCTTAATCAATCACACGTCTAATGTAATGGAAAATCAAGATTATTTCAGAAACGAATTGAACAGCATGGACCACAGACTTAATGACCTAGAGGAAAAGATCGACTCTATTGATGAAAAACTTACACAAGTGATTGATGCAATCCTTGGGAACAAACTAACCAAATCTGGTGGCTTTACAAAAGATCTAGAAGCACTTAAGGAAAAGATTAGCCTTATTGAAAGGAAACAGGACAAGTATGATGAGTTTAAAAAGCGCATCACTTGGACTATAGGAATTATTATAGGCATAGGATTACTTATACAATACATAACCACTGTATACTCAAATGTAAAATGAAGTTTGGCTGGAAACAATATTGGAAACCCACACCCCTAATGGTAAGAAAGCTTGCAGACGCTGTGTTTGCAACCACCACTTGTATAGGTAGTGCTGCTACGTTTGACAATGAGTCAAAGATGGGTGTCACCATCATCATCATAGGGTTTATAGCCAAGACTGTCTCTAACTTTTTCTCAGAAGAAAACCAATAATATATGAAAATTACAAACATCCTGCTCTTAGCAATCATTGCTCTTTTGTTAGTGACCATCTTCCAATACAAGAAGATTAGGGATATAGAAGCTCTACCAACCAAGACAGACACTGTGGTGGAGATTATAGAGATACATGACACTATCAAAGCCCCTGGTAAAATCAAGTTTGTTAAAGGTGAGACAGATACACTGTGGCTCACAGAGATTGAATACATGCCTGATCCAGACCATGAGAAACTCTTACGTCAATACATGGCTCTTGGTGCTAAACACTTTGCAAAGAACTCATTTGAAACTAGGTTTCCTGTAGGAGAATATGGCTCAGCTATCATCAGAGACACCATCATGGAGAACAAACTAGTAGGCAGTGGATTAGAACTGGATGTAATCTTTCCAACCAAAATTGTTACCGTTAGACATCCTGCTCCCCCTGTAAGTCAGGTGTACATAGGAACATCCCTCACTGGAGATAAGAAAGATTTCATCAACAGTGTGAACGTTGGAGCTCTGTATAAAGATAAGAAGGACAGAGTTTTTGGTGTTTCTGTAGGATATAATGGAGCTGGTCATCTTCAATATGGCATATCTTCATTTGTTAAAATCAAGTAAACATGTCTAGAAAAATATTCCTTTCGGCTGGTCATGGTGGTACAGACAGTGGTGCTGTAGGTAATGGGTTCATTGAGAGAGATCTCACCATTGATCTCAGAAACCATATAGCTAGAGAACTTAAAGCTCTGGGTATAGTGCCATCTATAGACAGTGATAGGAATGCTCTTTCTCAAACCCTTGCATGGTTAAGAGGGAAGTTTGCTAGCAAAGATATTCTACTAGACCTCCACTGGAACGCTTCATCAAATCCTGAAGCCAAAGGATCTGAGGTGATCATCCCAGACATAGCTTCACAGTTTGAAAAAGACCTTGCTAAGGCTCTCCTGAAGGTGTTTACAGAGTTGGGATTTAAAGACAGAGGAGTGAAGCCTGAGGCTTTGACAGCTAGAAAGAAGCTTGGGTGGATGAGACCTAACGCAGAAAACGTACTCATTGAGGTGTGTTTCATCAGCAACATTACAGACATGAAGCTTTATGAAGCCAACAAGAAGAACATTGCTAAAAGAATAGCCAACATATTAAACCAGTATAGTAAATTACCCTAACCATGGCAAAAGCAAAAGTAGCAGGTGAGTCTAGAAAGCTCACATTTGGCAAACGTAAGAAGGGAAAAGCCCAGAAATCTAGAGGTCCGAAAGACAAGCACATAAAGAAGTATAGAGGACAGGGAAAATAATCAATTTGATTAGAGTGGATTTAATTGACTTAGTTAACCAAATTTAACATAGGTCATTGATAATCAAAACTTATTGTATACATTTGTAAATTATGCCAATACCATCAAAACAAATAGGCTGGAGCACACAGGATAATCTGTTGTGGCAGATCGCTAAGCAAATGGAGCAAACTGGTTGTCAGCTCTGTACGCTTAATGATAACATCCAAACTATTACAGGTACTAGTGGTACATCTGGCAGCTCAGGAGTTTCTGGTACATCAGGAACCACTCCTACATTCCCTCTACCGTTAGTGTATGGGTTATTTGCTCAGACAGCTAACAGTACGCCTGTAACAGGCACTACAGTAGAAACATCAATTATCAATGGTGGTGTGGGCACTCTCACTGTAGGAGCTAACCAGTTTAGTGTTGGAGATAGCTTTAGAGGTGACTTTGGAGGGGTGTTGAGTGCTGCTAACAATCAAACTATTAGAGTTAAAATAAAGGCTGGGTCAGTGATTCTTGCAGATAGTGGTAACCAAAACATTACAAACATCACAAATGATGTTTGGACATTGTCTATCAACTTTACCATTAGACAACTTGGTGCTGCTGGAGTGGCATCAATTGTTAGTTTAGGACACTTCAACTATGCAAAAACAGTGAACGCTGTTGTAGAAGGCTTTTCTTTTAATACAATTAACAGTACCACATTTGACACCACAATTAGTAACACACTAGATGTTACAGTGCAATGGGGTAGTAATAACGCTGGAAACAGTATATACAGCGATATATTTGTACTAAATAAAATATATTAAAATGGCAATACCAAGTAAACAGATAGGTTGGGGTACAACAGAGAACTTGTTATGGCAGATTGCAAAGCAACTGGAGGGCATCTCTTGTCAGCTTTGTGATTTGAATAACAACTTCACCACCACAACCACCACTACAACTGTAGCTCCTGAATAAGGAATAACAAAACCAACAAAACTACATATATGAAGGATCTTAAATTCATCTGTGCACAGCCAGATGATACCTACTACACATGGCAAGTGCATCTTTGGTTAGAGAGTTTAAAGAACATAGGACATTCAGACAAAGCTATTATCCTGGTTTTCACTCCCTCCTTTAGAGAGAAGAACACTAAGTGGGATCAGATTGTCAGCCTCTATCCAGAAGCTGAGTTTGTGTTTTACAAAGATGAAGATAAGATTAGCAACCTACTAGGAATATATATTCCTGTCTTACGCCCTTATGTACTCATGAGGTATTTCAGAGACAACCCACAGATGGTTAGTAAGGCAGTGTTCTACTGTGACAGTGATATATTGTTTACAGAGAAGTTTGACCTAAGCCCATTCATAGATGATGATGTGTGCTATTTGTCAAACACGAACAGCTATATAAACGCTTCATATTTTGATAGTAAGATTAAAGATGTCAAGCCTGAAAAGCTTGATGTGTATAAAACAAGAGATGTTCTGGCTGAACTAACTAGTCTTGTGGGAATCACTAGACAAGTGGCAGAAGATAACAATGATCACTCTGGAGGAGCTCAATACTTGTTGAAGAACATAGGAGCTAGCTTCTGGGAAAAGGTGATTAACGATTGTCTTGTCATCAGAACCTATCTAAGTAATATAAACAAGGAGTTTTTTGAAAGCGAGAGCAAAGGGTTTCAGTCATGGTGTGCAGATATGTGGGCTGTGTTATGGAACCTATGGCTAAGAGATCAAGAGACAAAAGTGATTCCAGAACTGGAGTTTGCTTGGAGCTCAGACAGGATTGAGAAGCTTGAGAAAACAACCATCCTTCATAACGCAGGGATAGTTGCTAACACTCAGGGTGATATACCCACCTTCTACAAGGGCTTATATCACGCTGGTAAGGATCCTTTCTCAGATGCACATCTCACAGAGGTGTTGAATAATGAGAAGAGCAAGACGCTCTGTAATCATTACTACCTAACAAAGCTATTTGAAATTAAAAACAAATATAATTTAAACTATTAATTATGGCCACAATTGACAAACGCCCTCTCAAAGCTTATGTACGCTTTGACGGTACTGGGAGAATCGTTCCCAGCAGCCTGATTTTAAGAAGAAAGAAGCCCAAGGTTGGTAATTGGGTGGAGATTCCAGCATATGAGTGCTGCAATCCTACCACTAGCACTACCACCACTGCAGCTCCTACCACCACAACAACAACCACCACTGAGGCTCCTCCTCTATAAACTAATACTATATGGCAAGTAATAAAAGATTGTTAAAAGCATTTGTACGTTATGATGGTACAGGACGCTTAATCGCTGGTTCTCTCATTCTTCAGGCTAAGAAGCCTAAGGTGGGTAACTGGCAGGAAATTGATGCTTATGAGTGTTGTAATCCTACAACATCTACAACAACTACAGCAGCTCCTACAACTACCACCACTACAACCACAGAGCCTCCAATTATATAAACTAACAAAATGGCAAAATCATTATTCCCTCAGGAGATGTTGTCTAGTGGAGAGCTAGGGCTGGAAAGCATTGCTTCTAAGCTTACACACTTCCACGAGCAGTTACATCTATTACACTGGCAGACAACTAGTTACGCAGAGCACCAAGCTCTAGGAGGATTGTACGATTATGTACATGATTTCAAAGATGGTGTAATTGAGAAGCTTATGGGCTACACAGGCAAACGTCCTGGTGCTTATAAGATTGATCCTTTGGGAAATAGTAATTCTACGGCTGTTGTAAGTGAACTAATGTCTTTCGCATCTAGCTTAAAGAGCTATGCTGAAAGCAATGGATATCATGATATATCAAACCTTGCTGATGCTCTATCTGGAGAAGCAGCTAAAACTAAATATCTCTTAACCCTGTCCTAATGAAGTTATACAAAAGGTTCTTTCCTGCTGTTGTGCAAGATAATGAACTGGCGTACTTTGCTCATTTACAGGGTGTAATAGATTCTGTGGATGAGCTTTCTATTTTGGAAGTGACTAAGAATCCTACATCATTGCATTTTAGACTAGCCCCTAGCTTGCCTAAATATAATGAGCTTCTATTGGAAGAGATATTAAAACTTCATAATATGTTGCAGATACAGCTCAGCCTCTCTAAGAGTATAAAGAGCTCAGCAACAATTGTTTTTGAAATAAATTTGGATAATTAAATTAATTTTCTCATCTTTGTAAGTAAACCAAAAAATAAAATAAAATGGAAAAAGTAAATGAAACTCCTCAGGTAGCAGAAACTCCAACTTATGACCCAAACAAGAAGTACACATGGTCACCAGAAGATGCATTTGTATTGTCTGGTAATGAATTTGGTGTATTATTGAACACTCTTCGTGCAATCCTTGGCACAGCTGAAGCTCAACGTGTTTTGCTTGCAGACAGAGCAAACAGTGTAATTGAGAATGCATTTGGTAGAGCTGTAGAAATGGGTGTTGCTAAAGAAGTGGTAGAAGAAGAACAAAACTCCTCTTTATAATGAAAAAAGAAATGATCAAACGTAAGGATGGTTCTATTTCACAACGTGGTTTGTGGGATAACTTGAGGAGCAAAGCAGCTCAGAATAAGAAAACTGGTGCTAAACCTAAGGCTCCTACAAAAGCTATGTTAGCTCAGGAGAAAAAGATCAAAGCTAAAGGAAAATGACACTAGCTATTAGTAGTGAAAATAAACAGAAATACTTCTCTGAGAAACAAAAAGGAGGAGTTGTTTATAAAATTACTAATGAGGTAGATGGTAAGTTCTATATAGGAAGTACAAACAATCTGATAAAAAGGTATTACACTCACATCCACGATATACGTTCTGGTAAAAACACATGTGTAAAGTTAATCAGGGCAGTGAATAAACATGGAGAGAATAACTTTAAGTTTGAGATTGTTTGTGAATGTCCTACTGAGGAGATTCTTAAAACAGAACAAGAGTACATAGACAATCTTAAGCCACATTACAATGTAGCTAAGATTGCTGGTAGTAATCTTGGGATAAAGAGAACTGAAGAGGTTAAGCGTAAGAAATCAGTTTCTCAAAAGGAGAATTGGAAAGATGAAGCTTATAGGAGTAAACACCTAGAAAACTTATCAAAGAACTGGAAAGCTGGTTCTAATCATAAACTGGCTAAACTTACAGAAGAACAGGTCATTGAGATTAAGAAACATCTAGTAAATGGTCTTCTTCCTAAACAGGTTGCAGATAGTTTAAAAGTAAGTTATCACTCTGTAAAAGACATTCACAGAGGAAAAACTTGGAAACATATTTAAGTTTAAAAAAGAAATAAATGGCAAAGGTTAAGAAAGCCCAAGCTGGCTTAAAGGCTTCTAACAAACGTGTAGGACCTATTGATCCTCAGGGTGCTTGGACAAAGGTGCAAGAAAGCACAATTGCTGGTAAGCGCACACCTGTTAGTCTTAAGAAGGACAAGGAACTAGGTGCTACATCTATGGCTAAGAGTGGTGGTAAGTGGATTCAGAAGGCTATTAAGAAGCCTGGAGCTCTACGTGCACAACTTGGTGCTAAGCCTGGTAAACCCATCCCTGCTGGTAAGCTTGCTAAAGCTGCTAAGGCTAAGGGTAAGTTGGGTCAGCGTGCACGTTTGGCAGTAACTTTAGGTAAAATGAAAAAGAAATAATGGCTTCTATCAAGAAACTCTTGAAGGATGCCCCTAGAATGCGCAACTCTATGCCCCGTAAGGCAATGAGAGGCGATTCTGTACCTGCCATAAAAGGTGCTATCACTCCTGTTCCTAATGGTCCTCTTGTTAAAAAGAAAGGACCTTATGCAGGATCTACACTTAAAACTGGTGGTAAGGTGAAGGTGAATGCTGGTGGTGAAAAACATGTAGTGTATAAAGCTACAAAGAAAACATCTAAAGCTAAACCTGGAGACATTATAGTGAACCATCCTACTAAAGACAAGGGTAAGTGGGACACTATCAACCTCACAAAAATTGGTAGAGCCAAGACAGTTAAACAGGGTGTGGCTTCTACAAAGAAATGGCACAGAGACAATCCTGATTATAAGTACAAAGGCAAAAAGAAATAGCTATGGCAACTGTTAAAAAAGTCATGAAAAGCGGTGGAAGCACACCAGCTTGGACTCGTTCTGAAGGTAAAGATCCAAAAGGTGGACTTAACCGTAAAGGTGTTGCCTCTTATAGAAGGGAAAATCCTGGATCTAAGCTTAAGATGGCAGTAACCACACCTCCTTCAAAACTTAAAAAAGGATCTAAGGCTGCCAAAAGAAGAAAAAGTTTTTGTGCGAGAATGTCAGGAGTTAAAGGTCCTATGAGAAAGCCTAATGGTAAACCAACTAGAAAAGCATTAGCGTTAAGAAAATGGAATTGCTAACAAATAAAACTTATATAAAATGAGAGTTAAAAAAGCCCAAGCAGGCATAGCTAAAAAGAAAGCTGTTGTGGATTCAGTGGACAGCGAAATGTTTCCTGGTAAGAAGGTTGCTATAAAAGATATTCGTAGAGGACCATACATCAGTGAAACTAAGAAGACTGTTGTTAAAAAGAAAATGAAAGATGGTGGTAAGTCATTCCCTGATTTGAACAAGGATGGTAAGATTACCAAAGCTGATATTCTTAAAGGTCGTGGTGTTATTAAGAACGGTGGTAAGTTGAAGAAGGCTAAGTCTGGTGCTGCTTTAAAGAAGCAAGCTGCTACAGCTATTGCCATGAAGAAAGCTGGTAAGTCACCTAAGAAGGCTATGGGTGGAATGAAGATGATGAAGGGTGGTGGTAAATGTAAATACGGTTGCTAATGAAATCAGGAAAACCACAAAAGGCTCCTAAGGTGAAGAATCCTCGTCCGAAGGACAATTACATGAAGGAAGCTGATACAAAGCTGCGTCTTAAGAGTAAGATGTGGCCTATGAAACAAAAACGTCTATCAAAATAAAGAAAGCCCCTAATTACAGGGGCTTTTTTATTATACGTTCTTTATTCCCCAGAAATATAAATCCTGTGGCCATGTTGTTCCTTGAGCTGTCTCAAAGGAATATCTAGAGAACTGATTCATATCAATTATATTAACAATGTCTTTCACTGTTAAATTCATATAATAATCATTGTCTAATGTAGATGTAAATGGACTATCCTTGGGAGTGGTTCTTCTTGTACCGTGTTCAGGTCTACCTGTTGTAGCACATGTAAACAACAGTAGTCCACCTGGCTTTAGTAGATCTATGGCATTCTGAATTGTCAAGTTCCAAAACTCATCGTGCTCAAAGCATTCAGAAGAAATCACAACATCAAAAGGATTTGCATCCTTGTATTCATGTCCTCTACACACAACATCAACATTCCTACCTGCTCCTATATCCACTCCTACATAAGTGTAGTTGGTGAAGAGATATCTGTTGTTACCATTGATGTCTAATGATCCAATGTCTAACACTCTGCAGTTTTTAAACTTGTCAGGAAATCTATACCTGACAGCAGACATGTAGTTTTGTTGTTCTGGATGTGCCATTTTTTACTTCTTGTTATAGTTTTTAAGAATCTCTGAATAGGGTCTGTTCCACTTAGGAACAAGATTGACAACACCTGTAGGTATTTGTCCTCTCACTCTCTGAGCTTCTACATAAGCAGAATGTCTCTGTATAGCGTTAGGACGTGAAGCATCATCTGTACCAAGCCCACTCATGTGATAGCCTCTACCACCCCACATATAGAACCAACTCACTTCATCATCAGGAGGAGCTGCATGCACAACACCACCCTTAGCATGTATAGCTTGTACAAAGGTCATGTCATATCCTGCATTCTCAAGAGGATGTCCGCCAAGCTCTTCCCATATCTTCTTTGTATACACAATACCAGAGTTACCCAGTCCTGTAATAGCTTCAATCTTATCACCATTAAAGAGCACACCCCTACTCCATTGTAAGAGATTGGCATCCTGTGCAAAGTATTTGTAGATGTTACTCATGTGATTGGGCATAGCTACGTCATCATCATCCCATACAGCTATTAGTTCTCCATTACAATGCTCCAGAGCAAAGTTCTCTTTGTCTCCAATTGTAGGAAATGTCTCTTGCACATTGATAATCTTCACCTCAGGATGATCAAACACAAGGGTTTGTAGAGGATAGTCATTAACAATAATCATCTCCTTTGGACCAGGATAGTCTTGCTGTAAGAAGGAATGTAGAGATTCTTCTAGGAAATGCACCCTACCATAAGTGATGCACTTAGCACTAATTAATGGAAGTGAGCTCATAGAATCGTTTTGCATCTTCTGGTTCTAGATAGATTTCACTCTGGAATGTGTTACGCTGTCTCTTAACACCCTTCACCTTGTTAGTTCTGATGTCTACATCAGGAACCTCCTGAGCTATCTCACGAAAGTCATCTAACACTACAAGCGCACGTCCATCCTCAATACCAAGACTTCTCACCACCTTACTCATGTTAAAGCTGTCTCTGAATTCATTGTACACAGGATTCTCTGGTGTACCACTTTTTAACTCTTTACGAGTGTAGAAAAACTGATTTCTCATTTTATATCGTATTTGGTTTTTAATAAATCACGTCTTCTGTTCACCTCTTCATACTTGTACATATCCTTTTCAACATTATCATGTTCTTCTAGCGTCAATAGGATGATGTTCTCCTCATCATATGCAGCTTCAGGATGTTTATCCTTAGGAAGGATGTGATGAAAGAACACTGACAAAGGCTCATCACCTAGCTTCTTACCACTAATCTCAGAAAAATGTATCCTTTTCTTCCATATCCAAAGGAAAAAGCTTCTCATTTCATCATCTTCTTTCCTCTTCTGGTACATCTTTACAAGTGTGTTTTCTGTAGGTAGGGGCTTTCTAGGCTTATGCTTAAAGCAATATTCACCTTCACAGTTTCTCCCACATATTTTACATTTTGATTTCATTTCACCTTGTTATAAGTTTTGAATTTAGACCTAGTGTTGTACATGTCAATCAAGAAATTGATCTTCTCCTTCCATTCATTGTACACCTTCTTCTTGCGCTTGTCTATCTTATCACCCTCTTCAAAGAGTTTCTCAATTTCATCATGTAATTCCACAAGATTAAGATATTGCTTCTGGAACAAATTTAGTTCATTTTCTTCAATATCTAGGATGATGCTAGTATTCTTTTTCTGCACGGTAAAGTTTTTCTTCTATAAACAATAATAGATATTCGTAAGGTAGTTTACCTCTTTGGTTTGGACCAGGTAAGTAATAAGACACAATTGAATCTAACCACCGATCATCTATGTCCATCAATAGAACATACCTATCTGTATAATGGTTCCATCTGTAATAATACTGTCTTATAATGGAGAATGGATGGTCCTCTAGATAGAGGCTGTAATTAATAACACTGTTATCTTTCTGCCACCCATATCTCTCATACTCCAGTCCCCCATCCACCATAGCATTCCCACAAGAACAATGCTTGAAGTCATGCGTATGGTAGCTCTGTATAGTGTCATCGCATAGATTACAATATACAGCGTTATAGATGAGGTGTTTCATAAACTAAGCTTTGGTCATTAAAGAAGTTAACCAAGTCTTGGCAGCTGTAAGAGTGGTGAAGTTCTTGCTCATTCGCTTTCCTTTCACCCACTTTCTTGCTCTGTAAGTTCCATTGGTTGTCTTGTAAATGTTTGTCCATGTTGTCCTTTTCATATTTATTGGTTTTTGATTACACTATTTAATACCAGTGGATCCAAACCCACCTTCACCTCTTTTTGATGTAGATAGGTCATCCACTTCTTCAAACTCCACCTGATGTACAGGTTCAAAGTAAATCTGTGCTATTCTATCTCCTACACCATATGGAAACTGCGTATAGTTGTGTATGGGTGTAAATATACACATCCATTCTCCTCTGTAATCAGCATCAATGATGCCTATAGAGTTGTTCATAACCCAATGGTATTTAGTGAGATTGCTACGTGGAACAATTACACCTCTCCAGCCTTCAGGGATTTCTGTCATAAACCCAAGCCCCACCTTTGCTTTTGAACCATCGTAAGTTACAGAGTTTGCGTACACATCATAACAAGCAGCGTGAAAGCTCCCCTTTACAGGAAGCTTCACGTTACTGTTGGTTTTTCTAAATTTCACTTTCAACATCTTCTTCAACTTTAATTTCAGTTTGCTTAATCTTGTTTACTATTGTGTTCTTGATCTCTTCGTAAAATTCTGGATTGTCAATGATCATCTTCTTAAACTCCTCTAGGTCATACTTAACATCATTAAATGTCATTGTCTTACCATACTTACGCCCCACCTCAAACTCATTAATCAAATCAAGAATCTCACCCACCTTATCAATACCCTCACCATACACAATCTCAAACTGGGATAGTCTATAAGGAGGACACATCTTGTTCTTGGTGGCTTTCACCTTTGTAATATTACCGTAGGTTACATCACCTTCTTTTGCAAGACTCTTGCTCACCTCGATTCTACAATCTGAATAAAACTTCAATGCATGTCCACCTTGAGTTGTTGTAGGATTACCAAACATTACACCAATCTTCTCACGATACTGACTGATAACAATCAAGCACACATTGTTTGTAGATAGAGCACTCTTAAGTTTTGGATAGGCATTACTATTTAGTCTAGACTTGTGACCGATAGTGCTATCACCCACCTCACCATCAAGTTGCTTCTTAGGAATCAATGATGAATCTGAGTCAATAATCACAAGATCAACGTCACCAGTGTTAATCATTTCCATAGCAATGTTAAAACCTTCCTCACCGCAACTAGGCTGAGCAATCAATAACTTGGTTGTATCTACACCTAGTTGTTGGAAGTAGTTCTTATCTACAGCATGCTCGCCATCTATATAGAGCACAGTACCACCTTTCTTCTGACACTCTGCCACAGCGTGACCACAAATAGTTGACTTACCTGTACCTTCCCATCCCATGAGTTCATACATCTTACCCTTCACAAACCCACCAGTTCCCAATGTCACATAATCAAACCCAATAGATCCTGTGCTAATTACATCATAATTACCCTCAGTCTTTGAGTCTAATGTAAGGATTGTACCTACACCATACGCTTTGTTTAATTTGTCTAATGCTTCCTGAAATTTGTTTGTTGTTGTTGATTCTTTACTAGCTTTTGCCATATGATTCTTTTTTCAAATATACAAAATTATTTTCTCTGGGCCAAAAATAAATAAAAAAAAGCCCCAATGTAGAAACACCAGGGCAAAAATCGAAAACTGGAATTACTTCTTAATGTTTTTATTATTCTTGACACCTTTGGGTTCATAAGGACAATGTCTACATCCTCCTTTAGAACCACAGCAATGTCCTCTTTCGAGGTGATATTTTTCGGTGAACACCACTTTACCATCATCTAGGTAGTAGTGTACACCTTCTATGAATTCTTTCTTATCCATTATATCTGTATTTCACATGCGCCTCCTGCACAAGCAGCTATTTGACCAAAGTCTACGCTATCATCTAGCTCTATCACCTTGGTGAGGTCTATGCTCTTGAGAGTTGATATCCTGGATTCATATTCTTCTTTTGTAATGTCTTCAAAAGGAGCTTGTTTGTATGTACCGCCCCAATACGGAAGAACACTCAACCCATTATACACCTCACGGTTATCCCACATCCAGTTGCCTACAGATTCCCATTCATCTTCTTTAATAGATATTGTAGCACTCACATTGTGTGTATTATCACCATTAATGTGTCCTGCCTTAATCCATTCTAGAGAGAACTTCTTAACACGTTCTAATGTGTCAATTGGAGTTTCTGTTCTGTATATAGAGCCTTCAGGTGCCTTAACAGGAATGCGCACACACACTGTATCTGTTGGACGAAGAACATCATCTTCACATAGCTCTGGATGGTTCACCATTAAATAGCTAGCAATGTCCTCATTCTTGTTAAACCTCATTGTCCTTAGATAGTAGTCATTATGCCAAGCATGTATACCACTAGCTGTACCAAGCACTAAGCTTGTTGTACCACTTGGTTTAATACATGTGATTCTAGCTGCTTCATTTGTACCAATCACCTCACTTATCATGCTATTTGTCACCTTGGCTACATGTGCTGCTATTTCTAAGTCATATTTAAGAATCTCACCACTTCCAATACCTGTCATACCAATACCCAAAAGAGCGTCCTTCTGTGTGGTTTTTTGCCAAATAGGTCTGAGATAGTGAAAATCTGTAAATCCTGCCTGAAGTGTACCAAAGAAAGCAGCTGCACCAACACGGTTGTTTAGTTCCTCTTGGCTATCAACATCACTCACGTTCACCTCACATAGGTTACAGAACTGATATGGTCTAAGAGCAATCTCACAACAGGGATTTGTTCCCCAATCTTTATTGTTTGTCCAGTAAATACCAGGCTCACCAGATCCAGAATCTTGGATTCTTTTCCAAATATACTTGAATTTTTCGTCAGTTATGGTGTTTCTTTCAAGTACAATTGAATTATTAGCACGTCCTCTCTGCTCATTAAGCTCATACCAATTACCATACTTACATGTAATCATCTCTTCATCATCGTCACTAAATAGGGCTATCATAGCACTCCTACGAATGCCCCCAGCTAGAACACTGTTAGCAATGTGACAGAGGATATCATGGCATTCTAGGGGAGATAGCTTCTCTCCCTCAGACTTCCTGTCAAGAATAGCCTGAACATGCGCTAAGCAAAGCTTAAGAGGCTCTGGACCAGGAGCTTTACCACCAGCTGTCACTAGTCTAGCACCCTTGTGTCTAATGGCTCTAAAGTCAAACCTAGGGGTGAATCCACCCTCCATATAAGCTTTCATAAGCACCTTTACAGCATCTGCCCAGCCCATAATGCTATCCTCAATCAAGTATGTACGAGCTTTACCTGGTTTGGTTATTGCAGGAAGCTGCTCAACATGCTGCTTCTGTACAGAATAACCCACGCCTGTACCCCCTAAAAGTAGGAACATGGTCTCTGAAAAGCTGTGTACACTGTCAATTGGTAGGTAGCAACAGTTGTAAATTCTAGAGTTGTTCACCTCAGCTGCTGAACCAGCAAACTGGAGAGCTCTCATAGAAGGTAGCACCTTCTTTTCTCTAATCATCACTGCTGCACTCAAAATTGCTTCTTCTAATTTAGGATACTTCTTAATCATCATACTTGTATACCTATTCACAATTTCATCCCAGGTTTCTCTTCTTTTCTGTTCAGGGATATACTTCGCATATTTACTAAACACTGTTATCTTGGATAACGCATCCAATCCTAAATCCATCATAAAAATTTGTATTATTTGGTTAAAAAATGAGGGGTTGTAAATTTACTACAACCCCTTTTAATAACCAAGACATTTCAAAAATTCTATCTAACTAGTCTTCTTATTTTCATACCAAGATCTGCATCATCTATAGCTGTATTAACCAAGTTGGTTATTTCAGCATTCTGTGTCAGAAGCTTCTCGATATAGAGCGTAGCATCTTGTAATTCTTGTTGAAGATGTAATAGATAGTTATCCTTATTGTTTTGTTGTAATGTGGTGTTGTATTTCTCTATTCCCACAGAGCTTCTCTGTTGAAACTTAGCAACCACCTGGTCCACTATTGGGTCTGTGTGCATAACTTGTCATTTAATAACTGAATCATAACTGTAACAGCAGCTGTATCACATTCCTTTCTAGAGGAGAATGGTCCAACCTTTGAATAATTGTTGATTGTGTAATGGAATGCTCCTTCTAAATACGATACATTAGCATAGAATCCATAACTGTCAAACACATCAAACAGGTTTCTGGGAGAAGCCTCTAAAATCTTTGCAATCTTGTCATTATCAACACCTTGTGCTCTGACAAAATCTTTAAAGTTTTCAGGTAGCTTGTCATCATTTAACCCCTCTAGCATTTTCTCTAGATAGTAGGATACAATCACCTTAGCTGCCTCTGGATACTTTTCTAATAGTTCTAACATGGTTCATTATTTTTTAAACGTTCTGCTCTTTCAGCCCACCAGTCTCTCTCATACTTAATCTCTGATACAGATATGGCATCACCCATGTCCATCTCTTTATATTGAGCATCATATTTCTCACTCTCAAGCTGACAAAATATAATGGCTTGGTGTAAGCCATATTCATAAAGCACTTTTTGTAAAAACTCTTCGTTATACATACTCTTTAATTTTATCAATGTTTAATGTTTCGTTTTCTTCTATAAATCCTTGCCAAACTTCCATACTGTCATCAAACTCTACACCAAGTTTATCCTCCCAATATTTACGCAAATCTTCTGTTCTGTTGAATATACGATATTGAAGGCTTATTTCATCCTTGTGTAATCCGTTCTTCTTTATCTTGATCACCTTAGGAAACATGGATTGGAATTCCTTAGAAGTTTTAGAATACTTACCAAGCTTAACCAGACCGAAGTCTTTCTTAAATTTCTTGTTAAGTTCATAAACAAGTACAACAAACCCATCCTCATAATCATAATCATCTATTATGGCTGTAGTTCTCTCATACTCATTGTCTAGAAACTCTTTGAACTGATCCAACTTCTTAGGACAGAAAAGGAGATATACAGCATTTTCATACTGTACCTCTCTCCTGCTGTCACTAACATAAGCATTAATAAACTCATTGTCCTTCAGACTATCCCTATTAATACTTAAGGTTGGCACCATAAATATGCTGCTAATTGTTTTCTTCAACTCCATTTTATCCTTTTATGTTTACTAATCCTCCTTGCTCATAGCTTTTTCTAGAAATATCCCAAACGTTGTTTGTCAAAGCCCAATCTAAATCCATAACAAGTTCTTCAACACCTGAGTATCTTCTACCCTTGTGTTCAAATCCTTCGTAAGCATTCATGATATCATCACCATCTAGTGTGTAAATCAATGGATTGTAATAGTTTGTGCTGTCACAAACAATAAACCTTGGAAATTCTATCTTGTAATCATCAAGAGCTTTCTCTTTGGCAAAGTATTTAGCAGCCTGCCAATACAAGAATGCCTGAATATATGCCCTACGATAGAGATAGTATTCTTCATAGAAGTTCTCTACAGCCCAGACACATTTCAAATCATACACCTGTACTGTTCGCTGTTCGTGATCAACGATCACCTTGTCCATCATGCTCTTAAACTTGAGCTCCCCAACCTTGTAGTTTTCCACTTGCAGCTGGTTGTACACACTATACCTAACACTACTTACAAGATTAACAACTTCCTTAGTGACAAAGTTGTTTCTTAGCTCTTCCACTATCTTTTCAGCGTTTGATACATCCTCTGTAGTGATTACCGTGAGACCTTTAGACTTAACTGTCCTCATCTCATTGTAATAAATCTCTGCATCAGATCCAACAAACTTGCTGATGACAGCATCAAACTTAATCTTGAATCCACTCTCAGCGTATGCATCCTTTGCAATCTCTTCGAATGTTCTACTGACATTACCAGCCTCATCTGTAGCTTCTTTTGTAAATCTATACAAAGCTTCTACAAACGCTAGCATTAGTCCTGTAGGAGCAGAAAGACACACAGACATATAAAATCTGTTGTCAAACTCTTCTGGTTCCAATAGTAGGGTTTCTACAATCCTACCTGTTGTAGCAGCTGCTGTATCCTTATCATCTACAGATTCACCAAGTATATACTTTCGGTGGTACTTTCTTCTATCAAAGGAAAAGTCTTTCAAGCTGCTAGAGCTGTCTAAATTAATGGCTCTATAATTAGCCTCTGTTTTAGTCTTTCCGTCTATCATCTGGTTGGTTTTTTAAAAAGTCTGTATTAAATTTAGCACCTTTTGGAAGAACACCTGTTCTTTCTCTCTTGATGTTGTGGTAGGCAGTCACTATGCTGTCATACATTTTCCTCACTTCCATAGGAACTCTCCTAAAGAACCATCTAATCTCCACTTCATAATCACCTCCCACAGGATCAATCAACCAGAACTTGTGCTTCTCACCATCTAGTTCTACATATCCTTCATACCATGTTTCTGTGAATGCTGGAGTTTTCTCAACAGCAATTGTCACTTGTCTTTCATTTTCCATTTTCTATTTTCATTTCTCCTTTCTGTAATAATGCGTTTAAATCAAGTTGATTTTCTTGTATAAACTTCCATTTTATTTCATCTATTTCCCAATCACCAGTCAGTGTTGGATAGAATTCAAAGAACATACCACTATTCAATACCTGATCGTAGTATTCTTTTGTTGCTTTTTTATTTTCCATTTTTCTCTTGTTTTGTTTTAACATCATGACAAGATGTGCACAAACATTGCAAATTATCCACCTCACAGAACAATCTTTCTACAAAACCTGGTAGGTCTTGTGCAGAATTAAGACTTCCTGCTGGGCAAATATGATCCACATTAATCTTCTTTTCAGGGAACCATTTCTCACAATGAGCACATTGGTATTCAAACTTCTGTCTCTTATTAGGTCCTTTGTAAGGTCTGCGAGCGTTCATCTTTGTCTGTGTAATAGGCTTCCACCATCTAGATTTCTGTCTAAGTGCACTTCTGATAAAGCTCCAGAATGCTGATTCTGTCATTGTACCAGCATTACGTGTTTTTACCACTCTTGGCTTTTTAGCTGCTGCTTTCTTCCTCATAATCAATAATTTATAAAAAGGGAATGTCACAAAGTTACGAATAATTGTGACACTCCCTAATTTATTATTGAATAGTGCTCACTCTCTTAGAAAGCGTGTTCTTCATTTCTTCCAAAGAAGCTGCAATGGTCTCAATTTGAGCATGCGTCATTGCTGGAATGTTGAACTGGTGCTTAGAAGCCTCTATAACAAATCCATTCTTAGCCTTGTCAGCAAGATTTTGCAATTCACGAATTGCGTAATCCTCATCTAGCTCAAGGGTATCAAAGTCTAGATCATGTAGAATTGTTGTAGATTCTTCTGTAGGAACAGTCATGATTGGCAAATACTCATAGCATCTACCCTTTAGTTCACCTATACCCACAACCTTCATAGGGTTGATAAGAATAAGAACAGAAGTGTCACCACATCCTACATAGTTGATATGATCAGCTGTAAAATGCAAACCTGCATGTCCACAATCTGCCCTGTTCCAGTTACACTGTTCTGGAGGCATGTTAGTCACTTTACCCACACGAATATCAAATGTACGTGTATGAGCATCTGTGAAACGATTCTCCTTCCTATTAGGCAAATCTAGATACAGCTCTGTAAGATTACCAATGTGTTCTCCGTAGTCCACTGTATCAGTTTTTGGAATTTCACCATCTCCATCACAAATATCACAGCAATCATCATACATATCATAACCACTACCAGAGCACGCATAACACTCTTCTGTATCAGACAAAACACTACCGTGGATAAAGGTATACTGTCCATCTTTTAGATACACTTCATAGTTATCTGGGCTCTTCTTCCATACAGCCTTCACTTTGTTGTAAGCATTACTTACAAACTGTACAAACTCTGTACCACCGTGAAGCGTAACTACATTCCTAAGAGCTACGAAGAAACCCTGTTTGGTGATTCTAAAGCTATTTTTATTGAGGAAATCATAAAGGTCATTAGCAACTTCTGCTCTTGGATTAAGGCAGCACCACATAAAGAACCTCTTAAGAGCTTGATATTCTTCATCTTTTGCAAGAGCTGCTTGCAAATCTCCAAATCCTGTGAAATAACCCACTCTATCAACCACCTGAATAAACTTCTCAACTAACAATTGAGGAATAGTTCTACCAGTTCCAGCTAGCTTAACAGAACCATCTTCAATCTCAAAATCAGCTAGTCCTTCTAGCTTTTTAATTCCTTGCTGAACAGCTTTGATACGAGCTATCTCTGCTTCCACTCTTCTTCTTTCCTCCACAACTTCTGCTGTAGAGCAAATGTTGTGCAATGTAGCTTCTGTTGTTGCATTTACAGCCCTATAATAATCATCATCTGTAGCGTTTGACTTGCTAAGAATAGATCCATTACGAAGAACAATTGTCAATACATCATTCACCAACTTAATGTTGATGTACGGTTTTTCTGTTACCACCTCCTCAACATCCTCCTGCTCCATCAATTTGTCAATCTTGTTAGAAATTGCTTTCTCTACAGCGTGTTCAATCTTGCTCTTGAACCACTGCATGCTTAGAAACTTACTCATTTGTTTTGTTTTAAACTTTTAAAATTGGGAGGAACATTACATTCCTCCCTGTGCTAACTAAATTAATTCTTCTATTTCTGATTCTGCCACTGGAGCTACAACCTCATCATTAAAACGAATATTGTAATGCTTCCAGTCTATGCGTTGTTTGTAATACTTGAATAGGTCACGGATTGCATCAGTCATACCATCATTTATGCTATAACTGCTAGAAGCTTGGAATACAGAATTAATGAACGGAAGTCTTTCAAAGATGCTCTTTACATCTAAATAGAGAGGATAGATAGACATGTCAAACAACTTGTCTGCTTCAGCCACTTCTAACATAGTTTTGTAAAGTGCATCACTTCCATTAAAATAATTCTTGCTTGAATATAGTTCAAGCATTTTCATTTTGTTGTACAGATCAACAGAAATCTGTTCCATTCTTTCCATTTTGTTAAATACAGATCTGTAATTAGACATTAGCTCTCTAATCAAATAACCTGTCACCACTCTTCTAAATGCAATGTGTTTACCTTCCATAAATTTATCTATATGTATCCAGTTATGTAAATCAATATCCTTCAAACGGTTAAGTTCTCTTTCAGAAAACACTATAAACTTCACCTTTTTCTTTGGAAATGCTGCAAACATCAAATCAAATCTTGATGTGCTTGTAGCAGGTCCATAAACTGTCAAATAAGAAAGCTTATGTGCATCTTTCATCTGAACTACATGAGGAACAAACTTACAATTCTGATTACCTACAGCTCTCTCTAGAGAATCAGCAAGTTTACCTGTCACTTCTCCTTCAAGTTTCTGTCTTCTTTGTTTAGGACCACCACCATTGCTACCAACTGTGGCTTTCTTCCTAGAAAGAACAAACTGCTGAGGCACTACATAATTGTCCAAATCTATGAATCTAGAAACAATGCGAGATTGCATATCCTGGAACTCCTTAATTACATTTCTCCACTCATCCTTAGAAAACTTCCAGAGCTCAAGGATTTTGTAATAGCTATCAAAACCACTAGTTCTATCTTTAGAACTACCAAGTTTGTAAGATTTCACCTTCTTTACAATATACTCAGTGTGTCCTGTCTTGTTTAGGCTCTTTAGATATTCCTTCTTAATACCACTAAGTCTGTCTGTATAGACATACATAATCATATCTGGATGTGAAACCTTATCTGCAAGTCTTGTCCATCTACCTCCCTTACACCATTTGCCTCTATACACTTCATTCACTATTGAATACTCACCAAGAAGATATTCCTTGAGAGTGCTATAATATTGAACAGTGTGATAATTAAGACCTTTCACTTTTGGAGAAGCAAAAGGAATTGTAGCAAATGATTTCAAATTATTGACATCAACATTACCACCATCATTAAGCTTAATATACTTGCTATGAGAACGATAGTGATCAATAGCTTCGAGAATATTATCTGTATCCTTTACAGATTCGTTATACTTCTCTACAAAATAGTTAGCTATGTCTCTAATCTTGTTCATTATAACAATCATAGCTTCCTTAGTGTAACGAAGAGATTCTCTGTTTGGTGTAGGAAACACACCATCAGTGAGTCCTAGTCTAATGGCAATAGGAAAACGAATTACATCAATTCCTAACTTCTTGAAATCCAATGGATAATACACATTATCTAAACAAACATGCAAATCACCATTTGATGCAAGTTCACTAAACTGGAACAATTCATTTCTATAAATAACGAAGTTGTTATCTATACCATCAACATTGAAATAAACATTCTCAAAGTAAGCTAGCTGTTCCCTAATCTTTGTCTGGAAAGAATATCTATCACTCCACTTAACAGGAACAATTATCTTAACACCGTTTCTCTGTGTAGTGGGAGTTTCATAAAGAAGATCGATTGTGTTAACATCTTCTCCTTCATACATCATATATTTACGCTCAACACCATTCTTTCTAGCCACAAAATAGAAGCTAGAAGAATAAGCAAGTGGAGCCTTGAAACCTAAGCCCATCATACCAAGCTCGTTGGCTGAATCACGCTTGGTAGACTTACCATATTTACTAATAATGTTCTTAACATCATCAGCATCTAAACCAATACCAAAATCCTCTACAGTGAACTCATAGTTGTTATTATCAGCAGCAATCTGAAAAGATACAACAATTGGATCTGTGGTCCCAGCTCTTCTATGACTATCCAGTGCATTTGATGCACACTCACGGACAGTAGAGCCTATATCATCTGAATACAGATTCTTACTTAACATCTGCATCAATATCTGTGCAGAATCTAAGTCAAGGGACATACCAATTGATTCCTGTGTTTGCTCTCCTTCCTGAAGGATGTGTGATTGTGTTTGTTTTTCTAGTATCATTACATTAAGTTGTAGTGTTTTAAAATATCAATTGCTTTCTCGTATTCTTGTATGTCTTCTTGGTTATATAGCACCTCTGGATTTACTTTCATCACTCTATATTTTACGTTTTCTCCATGTACATATCCTTTGTAAAACTTTGGTCTTCTATTGTTTTCCATAGCTCTATTATGCTGATAGATTATACTATTAGGCATATAGTATTGTACTGTGCCTCTACCATATCCTGCAAATAATCCAAATAGCATACCACTTCCATAACCAACAATAATAGGATCACCTATCTTTAGTGTTCCTCCATATTTAAGTTCCATGTTTTTCGATTTAAAATGGCGTATCATTTAGCCATGAGATTTCAAAATTGTTATTGTCTTTTAGCACCTTGTTCACCTTTCTGAAGGTTCCTTCTGTATTCCAATCTGTGTTCTTGTAAGAAGCACTGGCTGGATGACTCACTGCAAATGTCCATGCAAAAGGATTGGTGTATTTCTTATACCTAGAAGCGTCCTTACCTAAGAAGATTATAGGAACACCGCTTGGAGAAATAACCTCTTCAAATACATACTTGGTGAACGGTTCCCACAAATCAATATGAGAACCAGCTTTATTTGCTTCTGTTGTAAGAGCTGCGTTATACATCAGCACTCCCTGAGTTGCTAAATAGGAAACATCAGGATCTTTATGATATTTTAAGTTCAGTCCATCATAAAGCTCTTTCTCTATTCCTTCATAGAACTTATCAAGAGAGGGTTGAAGCCTGCCTGTAACTGTACATCCCATAAGAAGACCGTCTGCCACAGCTTCACCATTAACAAATGTGTGATAGGGGCACATGCCTAACATAACAACCTTTAGGTTGTCTAAGGATGTCTCTTTGAAGCATCTAAATGTAACAGAAGAAAGAGGGGCTATTTTCTTGCCCCTCTTTGATTCCTTTTTGAGAAATTCATAAATAGCATCACATTCAGCACTTTCTACAAATGGTCGCATTTTAACATGCCAGCTCTCGTGAAACTGATCTTTGAAGTTTTCCCATTTCATAAATTAAAACATTTCTAATTGTGTAAAGTCTTCATCATCATTAGATAAAGCCATAAATGTATTAGCCACTAGTGCAGGAGATTCCTGTACATCTGTAAATGCTCCTGAACCATCAACAAAGAACTTGTGAGCTCTCATGTGACTACTCATCCAATCAATAGGATGTGTTTCCTTCATAGCAAATGTGGTGTAATTGTAAAGTTCCCACATGCTGTCTGGAGCCCCATAATCATGTGTTGGGGAGTTAAGCTCACGACTAATGATGTTAAGCTGTGTAGATGTAATAAACTGCTCTTCTAACATCATTCTACCAATAAGCTCAGCTTTAGTGCGCTTGGTGAGCTCTATTTGTTTCATTTGATCACGCTCTGTCTGCATAGTGGTGAAAGCATCACCTGCAGCTTTGATATACTCAGTGATGGCATTTGGTGTGAATTGTTGAATTGAACCCTTGTGAGGCTTCTTGAATGCACCCATATCACCATGCACCATACCGTTTTGGCAAATGAATATTCTAGCACCGATAGCAAACTTAAGACTGAGTGTCTTATTGTAGCTATTCTGCCAGCCAATTTGTAATTGCATTTCTTTATCAGCTACATTGCTGATACTAAATCTACCGTTTGCCACTTGACCACCTGCTGCACAAGAATAAATCTCCTTGTCTAAACTAAATCCAGCTTGGTGGATTGACTCTAATGTCAAATCAATAAGCTGTTGGTGTGTAATGGGCTTGTATGTCTTTGTTTCTACAGGAACATCTGCTTTTAATAGCAATTCCCTAGTTGTGTTATAAACAACATTTTTTGTCATGATTGTGATATTTTAATGTTAAAACCAAGATAGTTACTCAATATACCTTCTAAGAGCTCTATACCTATGCATTCAATCTCATCTCCTTCAGTGGTTTGTAACCACTCAGTTTCAGATTGAATAGCTTCTATAAGCTGTTGTACATTCATAATAAACCTTTTTTGATTAGATGTTCTTTAATGGCATCCATACCATGTGCTTTGGCTAGATCAGCCCAATCTTTAATTCCTTCTTTTAGATACTTACGTGGAACATTAGCATACCCAAAATCAAACAGCTTTGTAATCTGCTGACTATTCTGTACACCAATCACAGAACCTGCACCAATAATTAAAGGTGCAACAAAAGCACCGAGTCCGGCAGTTCCTAATCCTAATGCCCCAGCACCAAGC